GTGAGATCCTTGTACTCTTGAGATAACCATTTATCTTTAGGATGTTTTGCTAGTATCTCGTTAGCCCAACCATTAAAATCTCTTCTAGAGATATCATACTTCTGTCTAGTATCTTGAATAGCTTTGTCTCTTAAACTCCTTAGATCTTCAGTAGCATACAGAGACTTATGCCTAGCAATCTCACGTTGCATAATAGGAATAGCTTCTTTTTTATATGCTTCTATATCTACATTGTCAAATAACCACTGTTTACTTCTATTCCCCTCAGCAGCATTGTCTCTCATTTTATTATAAAACTCTCTCTGATATTTATATATTAACTGATTTACTAAAGATCCCTCTTCTTGTCGATATATTTTTCTTACTATTTCTTTAAGATTACCCCCTCTATCTACTAGCTTTTTTCTAATAGCCATTAACCTTTCTACATAACCTCTAGACTCACTATCTGCATCATCTTGTGCTCTTCTAGCTGACCTTGATAGTATTCTTAAAGAAGGTAAAGGTAAATCTGATAGACGTGTAAATAGTCTGCTGAAAGATAAACTCTTTATAATTTTTGTAGGATTTAAAAGTCCTGTAACATTATATTTATTCCCAATAAATTTGTCAGCAAACTCTCCTGTAATTCTTTGAACCTCTTCTCTATTGGCCATTATCTCTTGTTGCTTTCTATTTATCTCATCTTGAACCTGTTGTTTCTGGGACTCAGCAATATTTAGAAATGGAATTAACGGTGCAATTTCTACATTTATTTTCTCAAATGCTATAGACTGATCTAAGTAGTCATTCATTCTATCAGAAAATTCATTTAATTGTTGGTTATCAAAAGTATTTTCACTTGGTTTAACACCTTCATAAGTGGTAATATACTCAGCTACAATAGAATCTCCTTCATTTTTCATTACTGATATTGCATCTATAATTCCCTTAACATTTAAGTTAGCTTGTGTAAGTCTAACTGCTTTCTTTATAATGTTTAAACGATCTTTTTTAGAACTTTTAGATGCCTCATCGGTTGCAGTCTCACCTGATATAACATCATATAACTTATTAAGTTTTGTTAAAAGTTGATCTAATCCTGGTATATTAGTACTCTCGTCTGTTACTGGAACAACTGTAAGATATAAAGGAGTCTCTTCTCCTTTCTTGGGAACTACAGAACCTATAGCTATACTTGTTAACATAAGCTCAGAAGTTTGATCCTGAAAGTTTTCTCTTTTTAAGTTAAGTGCAATAGGTACAGCTCTGGTCTTTCCTACCTTCTTTACACCATAGACATTTTGTAGTATAGCACGATATGTTTTAAGTTGTTCATTAAATGCTCCTTGTTTATACCAAGCTACATCTTGAGTGTTCTTACCCATACTTATGAACTTCCAATCATATATATGTGTCTTTCCGTCTTGTTCTACTATAAGAAGATCTATGGTACCTGCTTCATCGTTAGTAGGATCATATACCATTACTTCAGAAAACACTAGAGGATTTCTTCCATTCTTAGAAAAACTTGCAATTAAATCTGTATAGTATTTTTCTAATTTAGTGTGAACTTCAGCTCTCTGTCTGTCAGCTATGTACATTCTTTGACCAGGTATCTGTCTTCTAGTTCCATCAGGATTAAAGAATCTAGCATGTATCTGTTCAAACATATCATGAAATTCAACTCCTAGTTCTCTCTTAACATTATTATCTATCTTCTCTTGTTCGGTAAATTCCATTCCACCTCGAAATCTTTGTCTGTACCACTGCTTTACTCTATCTGTTACTCTATTCTTTACTCTTACATACTCATCTCCCTGCTTTACCTCATAGAAACTATTACCATTTTCTTCATCTTGAAGTAAAGGATTTATTGCTTCATTACTTTCTATCTTTCTTATATTCTTTTTAGTATTAAGAAGACGATCCTGTATTTTCTTTTGAGGATCCGTAAGTGTAAAGTATAGTTCTCTAGGAGTACCATCTAATAGTTCTCCTTCTACTCCTTCTGTTGTAATTATACCAGCAATCTTTTGAAATATATCTACATTAGATTCTGCGTAAACGCCTCTAAACCAGCCAGTTATAGCATCCCATATTCTTTTAAATAAAGATCTATCTTGTTCTGTTAACTCTTCTGGTTCTACTACTGTATCAGAAGCTTCAACATCAGATAACTGTTGGCCTACAATATATGCTATAAGTTTATCAGCTGCTTCTTTCTTTATCTTTCTTATATTTGGTCTTCCATCTGGTAGTTGATAAGCTGGTATTTCTCTATACTTTTCTAAAGTTTCATTATATATTTTAAAACCACCTATCTTAGATATCATTTCTGTAACTAACTCAGGATTCTTTTGTTCTAATATTTGAGTGGCAATGTGTACCATCTCCTCTGTTATATCTTCTTGAGTTGCTCCTTCACTAACTGCAATAAGTTTACCTACAGCATCTGCAATAGAGTTTGCTCCTCTAATATCCATGTCAGGATTTTCTGATGCATAGGTTTGTAGATCAGTTAAGTTAACACCCATCTTAGCTATAAGCTCTTTTACTTTAGAAATATTACTCTCTACTGGTACAGTGTTAGTATACTCTCCAGGCACATTACCATCAAACATATTCCATAGGAAGTATGCTTTCTCTTCACCTTGAGCTTTAACTAGCTCTTTCCATTGTGGACTATTTATGTTAGGACATATCGCCATTAGCAAAGTCTTTTATTAATTGCACCTATTTGTTCTTCAGAATATCCTAACTGAGTTAAGAGAGGTGCGTTATCTTTTATTTCTTCTACTGAAAACTCTTGAAAAGGTCGGAAGGCTAAGAACTTATCACCTCTTACTTCCCATTGTCTTACATTTGTTGCTGCTCTGTATCCACTGTTACTAGATAAATTAGACTGAGCTGCCTCAAAGTAATAAATAATTTCTTCATTTCTTTTCTCTATAGCTTTTAAAGTACCATTATCAAAAACTGAAGGTTGTGCCCCATCATAATATTCTACAGCTCTGAAACCATTACCTAATGCATTTACATGTTTATAGATTACATTTTTATATACCTTCCCTCTATATTTAGTCTCATAAATATATGGAGTACCATTATCATTAGTTACCATTTCAAAAAGACCTCTGTTTATAAATGAAAAGTCTCCTCTAGAAGCCATTTCCCTTCTTTCGGTATCAGAAATACTTTCATTAGTCCAACTATACATAATAAACCTTTCGTTAGCACTACGCATATAAGTAGGAACTTTTAGTAGTTGAGGAATATCATTAGTTTCAATTGCTATACTAACTTCTGTTGGCATGAATTTCATACCAATATTTCTAATTAGTCCTCTTGCAGTTTTAACATTTTTCTCCTTCATTGAAATTACAGGACCGTTACTTAGAGCCCAAGCATTTCTTTCAAACATACCCAGTGTATAGAAGTCTTCTAAGTTACCATTATTATCTAACCTAGACAAGGTTTTATTATACACTTTTTGAAAATCTTCATAAGGTATTAAGGAGGTAAATGATAGATTACTGTTATTTAATCCAGATTGTAATATTGATGTTAGTACAATTTTATTATAAAGATTGCTGTCTGAAGATAGATATTCTTTAAGTTGTTCAAAGCCATAGATGATAGCATTTTGATCATATACTTTTCTATCGTTACTTTTAAGTGTCAGATTAATAGGAACTACTCCTACTCTTCTGGAAGGATTAGTTGTAAATAAATTTATAACCTCATTGTTATATAAAGGATGATCAACATCTTGTTTTACATCATTAACAAAATTTATAACCTCTCTTGCAACGTTTGTCTTTCCTGTCAGATATTCTTTTAGTAATGTATTTAATTGTTGATTTGTCTGTACAGCATAGTCAAACAAAGCATTAGTGGCTGCTCTAGCTATTCTTACAAAGTTGTAATCTGAAGTATTGACATATGGAAGAAGCACCTTGTGTAGTACACTTGTTACAGCTGGTTGATCGGCAGTTAAAGCAGTGGATATTCCTCTTCTTGCATTCACCACTGTATCCGCTGTAGTAGCTAAAAATGTAGACTCCATAGTAGCATCTGGTGCATCTATTACTTGACCATTTACATAAGCTTTTATCTCAATATCCTTGGCCTGCATTTGTTGTACTGTTTTCTTAAACACTATATAAGGATCATTAAATACAGTTACATCCCAGTTGGTACCACTGTTTAAATCAAATAACATTTTCGATTGCTCTGCATATTTTACAAACTCCTCTAACATATATCCTTGAACCTTCTTCTCTTGAACACTTAAGCTTTCTAAACTTTTACCTATATACTTTCTTAGATAGTTAGGTGCCGGAATAGTACTACCTGTGAAATTTATTCCTTGAACATTTATACTTTTTAAAATTTCATCTTTAATATCCTCTCTTACTATTGTTATTCCTCCTTGATTCTCTATAGTTTGTAGATACTCTTGTATAGCTGGTTGATTAATAAAGAATGCTACATCTCTTAAAGGTACACCAGCTCTGAGTAAATACAACCAGGTAGATACATTTCTACGTGTAGCACCTAGGGCATATATCCATGGATCTTTTGCAATGTCTACATAACCATCCATAAACTGTCCCATTATATCGGATATAAAATTATCAGCTGCATTTTTTCTACCAGAAAAACTAATCATCTCTTCACCTTCTATGTTCACTGTATTCTTGTTCTTGAAAGAAATGTAATTTGTAGGAAGAAATAATGTTATACGTTGTGCTAGAGCTAAACTAGTTTGACCAATAGCTGCAATACCAATAGCCTTCTTACCTGCTACAAATGCATTTCTCAATCTCTGCATAAATGGTCTATCTAATAAATTGTCTATATTATTAGAATTGAAAGATGTTTGTCCTTTTCTCTCTACAATTTCAGCTGCAAGGGCTTTAGCTTGATCAGCATTATTTGGAAGAATTAGTCTCTCAAAGTTTTCTGGTAAGGTGATTAAATTTTCCATAGAGTTTATATACTCATTCTCTAGGGACTCTTTATATATCTTATCGATAAATGTTTTCTTAGCTCCTTTATCTCTTATTTCATCAACAAAGTCTAAAGTAGTTTCTTCACTATCAAATAAACCAACCTCTTTAAGTAGATTAATTAAATTACCTGGATCAGCTGAATCGCTATCTTGAGCTTTCTGTAATGATTGCTCTACTCTATCCATCTCTCTTACAATTTGATTGAGTTCTTTTTCTTGAGCAGGTGATATAAACTCTCCCTTATCATAGTCTTCTGTGATCTTTACTTTAGCATCCTCTCCTATACCATAGAAAGGTACAGGTTTTAGCCTACCACCTATCACACGCATGTTTTTTAGGAATAGATTTAATTTATCAATATCAAAATCCGATCCTACTTTCTTGACTATAGCTGACGGTACAATAACTTGATCTGAATACTCTTGAGGTAAGAATTGTTTTATCTTTATAACATCTATAGAGTTTTGTTTCTGTGTAGGTATACGATACGCAACACCACGTAAAGCTTGTTGTCCTTCTTCTGTATTGTTAAGATATTCTAGTAGCTCTGTATCAGACATTGGACTATTAAACCAACGTCCCACCATAATTTCCATTACTCTTTCTCCATCTTCATTCTCATAGAACTTAAGTATATCTGAGGTGTATCCATTTAATTCTTCATTAAATTCTGCACGTTTGCTTTCTAAATAAGCAGAAGGCATTTGTACTTTCTCTCCTCCAGATATTTTAGGTCTTACTATGTTTTTCTGTACAATAGAGTATAAAATATTTCTTACCTCATTATACGCAGGGGTAGATTCTAGTACAGATTGCCCTTCTAAGAAACCTGTAATAGCCTGACTAAGATTATCATTTGATTCTCTTTTAAACATTTCTTCACGTAGAGTAGTAGCTATTTTACTTAAGTCTTTTACTTGGAATCCATCTTTTGTTCTTTCTATACCCAGTCTATTCAACACTTGTTTACCTGCTTCTTCTGTAAGAGCATTAACTAACCTTGTGTTTCTATCTATTTCTCTATAGATTGCAGAATCAGCTATCTTCTGTTCTTCACTCAGTTTATTCCATTCATCGAATGTACCGTCATAATCATAAGGTACACTATTATCTAAAAGATCTAAAGTTACCAATTTAGTAACCTGACTACCTCTAGTAACTGTACCACTAGTTTTAGAAGGTACATCTGATTGAAGACCCATTATAGAGAAAGGTACGTTTACCGTATTGCTATATGGAGCATCATTAAACTCTCCATCTACATAAGGTGCATGTACTGGTCCAGCTCCTACCTTTCTACCACTTTTAAATACTATGTAGTCTATATTTTCATCCTGCATCTTATTATATAGCTTCACCATATTAGAATCAGGATCAAGTTCCTTCATTATTCTATAAGAGATTGGGAACAATGCAAATTTATCTAGTACTGTTTCGTTTATAAAGTTGTCTCCTCCTTCATATCCAAGTCTAGCTCCTGATACTATAGGTTTTAAAGCAACTATATTTACTCGAGGGTTACCTTCCTTAAGAATATCTCGTTCTCTACGAGTTAGCTTTTGTTTTTTGTCTCTCTTTTCCCATGCAACATTATATCTATATTGTCTTTCTTTATCTGCATTCCATGTACCTGTTCTAAGTTGGAAGTTACGATCTGCTTTTTCTGTTATTAATCCCCCACCATCTGTCTCTTCAAAATTACCATCATATAATTCCGATACACCTAAGACATCTCCATATGTGACGGTAGAGAAATAATCTTTTGTAAAGTCTGTATAACCTATTGTTTCAGGTGTGTAGTCTCTGTTATATAAGTCATTAGCTTTATTGTTCCATTCAGGAGAACTATTAATTACAGGCTGTCTAGGAGATAAGAAACTTTTAGTACGCTTTAATTCATCCTTATATTGATAAGGGTCACCGTATACTAATTTGTGTTGGTCTATATTCGCAATTATATAATTAGCAGTCATTGTTGCCATAACGGTAGTGAGACCTTCAGGTTGTATAGTTCTCATCCCTTGAACATTGTTTATTGTATATCCAGCTGGATTACCTAGATTATCATATTGTTCTTGGACAATTCCATTTTTTACTAATTCAGCTATAGTTTTAGAAGTATTCTTTAATACATACTCAAATGTTTGAGTTTTAATTGCTGCTTCCTGACTGTCGTATATAGTTTCTGCATCCTGTAAAGGATCTAAGATTTGTTTTTCTATTTCCTTATTTGTTTCCTCTGTCAATATACCTTTAAAGAATCTTAAATCTGTAGACTTTCTACCGTCTATTAACTCTAGATTATCACGTTGTTCTTTAGCTAAATTCACCTCTGCTATAAAGAAGTCTTTCATAATAGAATTAAACACAGCTTTATCAGTTCGCAGATCACTTTCTGTAACTGGATTACCCATCTCTAATGCCCATTCTAATGAAGAATCACCAGGAACTAAATTTAGATATATTCCATTTATATTTAAGTTTAGCTCTTGTGTTAATCTTTGAGGAATAGATAGTTGAGTAGATTTAGTATTTCTACCATTAGCTTGATTTATTATACCTCCTGCAGTTACTGAAGATAATAACTCATTAGATCCTGGTAACTTATTTCCATCTATGTCGAATATTCTCTTGAGGGTACTAGATCCTTGAGCAAATACATCTGTAAGTAAATAAGAAAAAGGTGTACCAGCTAATTCAGATATATTAGAAATACTTTTTATCCAGTCATGTAATTTAGAGAACGAGTTTGGAGCTATATATGTTTGAGCCTTTTGTCCTTCTACATTAGTAAAGGTACTTCTTACCTCAGGATTTTGGAAAGCAGATTTTACAATAGCTAATTCCATAAGTCTACCTGCCATATCTAAGGCCTTAGAATTAAATATACGTATGTTTCTTGATTGAAGAATACTTGATTTAATTCCTCCTACTGCTTCATTTAATATAGCAGCTCCATTAACAGCATTATTAATAGCTCCTCTACTTATATTTATACCTATAGCTTTTAAGAACGAAAGATTTTGAGAAACTGTTCCAATAGGCTTTTTTAATATAACAGGATTAGGATTAAATATACCATCTGTATTTATAAACGCACCAGAGCCAGATCTAGATTGGGTAATAATATTATTAACAAACTCTTTTGCTATCTGACGAGCAGCTGGAGCAACACTTGCTTCAGTTACCTGAACTTCATTACCTTCTAACACATTTACCACTGGAACCTTATTTCCAGCTTTGTTAAATGTTTTCCATAGTGTAGTTATTAAAGCTAGTTGATGATCTTGTGTTATATTATCTAAGTTAGGTATAACATTAGGTTCGGGTTTAGCTCCTACTACACGTCTATAAAAACTGTCATAATTGATATCTTCTAAAGCTAAGTCTCTAAGTTTAGATAACATGTCTGTTATACTAACTGCACTAGCCAGTTTAGATAGAAGAGTTATATAAGTTTGACTCTGAGGTAGTAACTGAACTCCTCCTATACTACTAGGAGATACTGCTATACTACCCTCACTGCTTACTTGTACTCTAGGGATGGTACTAAGAAGTAATCTGAATCCTGAATTAGTTTGTTTGTAATTATCTACAAGAGTAATATCCGTATTCCATCCCTTGTTTGATTTTACCTCTTGAAGTTCTAGTTGACCTTGCTCATCAAAGGTGATAGAGAATTGTCTCAAGAACTCTTTATGTTTTTCTATAATCTCAGGCCATAAGGTATTTACATCAGATCCTAGAGTTAAGTACTTTTCTTGTAGAACAGTTATATAATCCTGAATACTTCCTGAATTGTAGTCTTCATTTTTTCTATCCTCTTCTAATTGATATATACGTTGGTCAATCTTTTTCTGAACTCCGTCTTTTAACTTATCATAAAGCCCTGTTAGATCTTGTGTAAATCCACTAAGTAAGTCTCTTTTGGTACTTACCAGAGGAGTGATCATATCATAGGTCATTTGATGAAGTATGTCACGCATCTCTTTACCACCTATCCTTCCTCCTAAACTAAATACTCCATCTGTTACGGTTACTGTATCTATGTCCATGAAGAGAGCAGGACCAGGTGTAGCATAATATCCATCTCCTATTCTATCAAATAATTCTTTAGTAAACTTACTAGAGTCTGGACTTCTAAACCAACTAGTTATAAGATCTTTTAGTTGTTTAAATATCTTTACGTAAAAAGGTTTTTGGTTATATTGTACATAGTCTTTAAACTCCTCTGCTAAGTGTTCTCTCATTTCGTCTTGAGTAGCCTCAGAGAACTTTATATTTTTACCTGTAGGTCTATCTACAAACGTACCTTTACGTTGTTTAAACTCATTATATAAATTAGCTTTCTCCTTACTATCTAAGAACATTCCATACACAGCTTCAAATGCTTCGTGATAGGCTGTACCCACCTCTGCATTTTCATAGATATACATAGCTGCATCTTGGAACATACCCCATGCTTGTTTACCGTTTCCGTTCTCTATAATATTCTTAACTCTAAATACTGGAACACTAGGTAGGTTTGTTTTCATCCAACTGGTAACTTCATTCCAGTTTTTATCAGACATTCTTTTTACAGCACGATCAGTAATCTCACGTAGCACTGGATCACTACCACCTCTTCCATTGTTAAGTCTTCTTTTGAGTTCTGCCTCTTGATTATCTTCTACTACCTCTTTACTAGTTTGTTGTGTTAGTTGAATAGGAGTTCTATTTTCTAATGAATCTTTTATTGCTTTTTTAGTTAATGCGTCAGCTTCTAATATGTTTAAAAAATCGTCTATAGTTCTACCCCATCTTTCATCGTTTAAATAGTCATTTAAATATACTAAAGGTTCCCAAATATAGGAAGATTCCCATACTCTTACTATACCTCCGTAGATGTTGGTTTTATGAGGTGTTTTAGATACTTCATTAACTATATCTAATACGACATTTAAAACATCTTGATGTGAATTTTCAATAGACATATCTGGTTTAACTGATAAATCATTGTACGTAGTTCCATTTGGAGCTTTCCTTACTTTAGATTTAATAGTTACCTTTCCTTTGTTTCGATATTTTTCAACACTAGTTTGTTGTTTTGGTTGTTCTTTAAACTTTGTAAAGTTTAGTTTCTTATTAAGGGCAGATGCTTTTTCATTTATATCCTTCTCTTGTTGATCATTTCTTTTTGCTTTAGCAATAAGAGGATTAACATAGTTATATATAGCAGCCTTTACTGTTTGATTAGCTTTCTCGCTAGTCATACCTTTAGCTTCTCTAAGATCTTTTTTAACCTTTTCAAAATCCAAACCAGCACGCATTTGAATAGCTTGCATGTAGTTTTGAGAATTAATACTAGGACTAACTGTATAATTTAATCTATTACCATTAACAGAAGTAAAGACATTAATTGTCTTTCCGTCTAGTACAGGAACATCAGCAGGATCTACAATCATAACCTCTTCCTCTACATTTAAATCTATTTCTCTACTTGTGTCTACAAGATATATAGCTCTCCTATTTATTTGCTTAGGAGCATCTGGATTGAGAACATCTCTAGAAGGCTGTATGTTTACATATAAAGGAAGATCAGAAGCAGATCTAGTTTGTCCACTTGGGTCTTGAGAAGCTAGAAGGTAGTCTTGATAGTTTCTCCATTTTACTTGTTCTATATTACCTCCAGCATCTATACTTTTAATTTGAAAGAATGGCTCATCAGATTTAACATAGGAGTTATTAATGTTAGAATACATATCCATCAACGTAGTGATGATAAGCTCTTCGTTAGCTTGTAAACTCCTTACATTAAAGTCTATAGGATCTCTTTGATTCTCTACTCCAAAGTTTATAACTGCTTTTTCAAACATCTCCACACCACTAAACGTACTGGTCTTAATAAACTCAAAGTATACACTGTTCTGTCCTGCAGCATTACTTGGTTTACCCCAATAAGTAACTCCTCTTAGAAACTTTAATGCATTTTGTGCTAAGTCTGATCCTTTTCTTTTTGCAAATAGTTCTGTGGCATAAGTTAAAATAGCATCATAGATAGCTTTAGCTTCCTCACGAGTATGTTTTCTATTTTGTGCCTGCACATAACCATTAGATGTTTTTATAAATACACTACCTAAAGGTTGCTCAAAAGATTGAGATCCATTCTCTGAAGAAAAAGTATTATTATTTGTAGGAATGTAGATAACTTTGTCTTTTATACTACCTTGTTCTTCTACTAATCCTGCTTCCCAAACACTAACAGGAGAAGGTGTTGATTCAGTAATACCAAAGGAAGGTGATATTGTAAAAGGTTCACCTAATGGATTGTTTAAAATATTTGATCTCCACTCTTTATACTCCTCTACTATTTGTTTAGCTTGATTAGAGTCGGGATTTCTAAACATGCTACCATTTTCATAGTACTTAGACTTGAATCCGTTCTCAGGCATAAACATATAGATAGCATTATCTAGTACATTTTCACCTTCTGGTATCTTTGCTCCATCTTTACCTACAAGATCACCATCTGTGTCAACTATAACCATAGCTATAGCTGTTTTCTTAAAGTTTTCTAAGTTCTCTTCTGGTGCTCCCTCTAACATCTTTTCTATAACGCCAGGTAGTAATTCACTTTGAGTGCTAGATGTTACATACACTCCACGCATCTCATCCCTTCTCTCCATAGTAGGAAGATTAAAACCAAACTCATTAGCTCTAATCACTGCATCAGTAGGATCTTTTTGTATATCATCCAGAGGGATTGTAGACCTAGATATCACTTCATTTGACTTCTTAGCTACAGGGTCAAAAGTTTTAGGTACAGCTTCTATAACAACAGACTTATCTCTATTGTTTTCAAGTTCCTGTTGTGTTTTTATATCTTTAGATATTTGATCTTGCTCTGCTCTTTCTTTATTAGCCTGATCTATATACTGTTGAAATCTATTTACTATTTCTCTCTTTACTTTGTATTCTTGTCTGAGTGCATCGAGTTGATTCTCTAACTCTTCAGTCTTTTCTAAGGCTTCAAATGCAGCCTTCTCTGATATGGTAACTTCTTTAAGTAAGTCATTTGTAAGATTAAAGTCTGCTAGCATTTGTTTTAACAAAGGCCAGGTAGATTCTAGGTCTTCTCCTTTTGCAGCTTTTTTTAATAGAAGATCCATGTCTATTGTAAAGTCTTCTCCTACTTTATATCCAGACTTGATAGCAGATTTTAGTAATTTAGCTGCAGATTTAGCAGCGTCTATTAATTTATCTATAAGTTTTTTGTTCTCAGCAATCTCTTTGTTTACAGCCTTACCATTGTCTTCTAATAACTTTAGTTGTTGTTTTAATTCATTTAAGAATGTTTCATTGTTACCAGGTATATCTACTAAGTCTTTTGTGAATGTATCAAAGTATTCTACGTTTAAGGTATTTTCTTGTTGCTCTAGTTGTAATTCCTCTACACGTTTTTGTGTATCAGCCTGCATCTTAGTGAGCCTATTGATTGTTCTAGTAAAGCTCTTTGATGCCTTGGAGTAAGTCAACTTAATAGTTTCTCCACCCTCTTGCATAGAAGCTATAGCGTCTAAGTCTTTCTTAATTAGATCTAAAGTTTTATTATCTTTCTCTATCTGTCTATTTATCTCTTCTAATCTTCTTTTAGATTCTATACCTAAGTCACGCATAATCTCTAATCGAGCTTCTCTACTCGCTGCTAAAGATTCTTGTTCTTGTGCTAGGTTATCATCAGATAAATATTCCTCACTAGCTCTTCCTTGATTTTCACTTAGAACTCCTACTGGTTTAATAATTCCATCTTTAAAAAACTTCCCTGTAATCTGCTTTCTAAGCACAGTTCCATTAGAGTCCTTGTAAACAAAATACATTTTTCCATCGGAGTATTGTAATCTACCTTGACGAGCACCTCCTTGAGTAGTAGGTAAGTTAAATTCAAATACTTTATTTCTGTTCTCAAAGTAATATGCTGCAGCTTTATCATTCTCTAGACTGGAAAGTGGTGCTACTTTTAAATTAAGTAACTCTTCCTGTGAAATATCTTTAACCAGTCCATTGTTATCTTTTATTTTTATAGTCCCATCTTCATTCTTTCCTAGTACTTCAATCTCAGATATTACAATAGGTTGGTCTATTGCTGTATCTCCCTTAAAGTCTACTCCTCTTCCTACATAATATCTCCCTCCTATATCTAATGTTCTTTCTCCATCTTTAGTAGTTACTACAACAGAACTATCTTCAATATCTGTTTCCTCCTCCTCATCATCTGGTTCTACTCCGGTAGGAGCAGAGGAATACATGTCAGGATTGTCTTTAATCTTGTCATACTCTGTAAGAAATTGTTCTCTCTGTATAACCATCTTAGCAAGATCTTCTAGAGCTTGTTTTTGACTATTTTTAGTATCTGATAGTATGTTCTGTGCCTCTATAAGATCCATTGCATTAGATAGACTTGCTCCATCTCCAGCAAGAATATCTTTTATCATAGTATCAAAGTCTACTCCTGGTAAAGCTGTATTAAATTCACTTATTACATCTTGTAGACGTTTGTCAAAGTTTTGTACTGTAGCAGCTGCATATATCATTTGATTTATAACACCTTCATCGTACACTGTTTCCATTTTACCAGTAGTCTTGTTTAGTCTTTGGATACCTCCATATCTTAAATTAAGTGCTTGATATAAAGTGTTAACTTGATCAGCCACATCACTTAGATTATCTAAACGATCAATGTATCTTTGTTTTGTATCTCCAGGTGCAATTTTTCCTTCAGCTTGTAGCTGTGTAAAGTCTCCTACAGCTACATCTCTAAGAGTTTTTATATCATATTTTACTAAATCATATCTACCATACTTTATTCTAGGAGTTAGATAGTTTATTATAAAGTCACTTTCTAAACTCTTGTAAGCATATTCATCTCCTCTTTCTACTGCCGCATTTAACTCATCTCCTAATACTCCTGCTCTGTTAACTGAATAAATTGTCTCTTGAGTAAATTTAGATAGTGTTGGAGAATCATTAAGTTCCCTAATTGCATTAGCTGTATTAGTATTTCTACCTATACGCTCTCTGTTCATTCCTCTAATAGTCATTATTCTACCAGAGATACCACCAATTAATGCATTCTTAGCACCTTCATTACTAAACACACCGTCTGTTAGTCCTACCCCCATAGAACTTATCCAACTGGTTGCTTCGTTATTATATTGTTTATTGTAATAATCTTTTGTTGTAACACTAATTCCATATTGAGAAACTTCTTCTAGTGCTTCTGTAGTGGAAAATAAATAAGGTCGGATGTTATTTAGTGTACGAAGATAAGGATGAATTTTCTTAACATCTGGAGCAAACGTTCCTCCTCTAGCAACTATACCATTAGTTCTCTTTATGGTATTATTAAGAGCTGCCTTTTGTGATGTATAACCATTACGTGCAATACGAGGGAACATAATATAGTTACTTGCAGTTAGAACACCTACGTTAGCCCAGAAAGAAACATTACCTGCACCTTCTACTGCAGCATTTATATCCGCCATCGCTTGTCCACCAGGCATTACTCCATACTCCTGTTTATATTCGTCTATTAAGGTTTGTCTAAATTCATTACTGTTATGGAGTGCTTCAATACCAGCTTCACCTTGTGTAGATAGTCCTGCTACTGCGATTCTCTGAGCTGGATTTAAAACATTATATTGACTTAAGAAGTTTTTTGAAAGACTCTCAAGTTCACCATATACACCAGCTCCTCTATTAGCTGCAGATAATCCTTTTTCTGTAGCAGCCAATGTTGCTGCTGCATTAGGTTGTCCAGTTACTACCATACGAGCACTTAAACTAAGTGCTCTCAGGACACCAGCGTAAGCTGCACCTGTATAGTATGCACCTACAGCAAAACCTAAGTTCTTGACAATACCATCCCATAGAAAATTTCCTGTCATCCAATAGGTAGGAGAATACCAATCTGCATCTAGTTCAGCTTGAGAATAATAATTAGGTAATGCATCTTCTAAATATGCTCTACCTTCATCTAATGTTCGATTAAATTCATTATCATAGAAAGAACTAAACTGTCCAGTATCAGCCCATTGATAAAGACCGTTAACTGCTCCTACGGTACCTTGTAGAAAAGTACTTCCTACAAGATATGTACCTTTTAATAAACCGTTAACAGCTTTCTCTCCCCATCCTTGATTAGCAGCAGCTACCTCTTCATTATTAACACCTATACTAGAAGGCATAAAGTAATCATATCTTCCTGAGCCATCCATTTCATTTTCTGTAATAACTCTTCCACCTGCTCCATAATCACCTGGAGTAGCTGCATTTTGCATGAAGTTTTCAAAGTTTAAATTACCTGCTACTCTAGGAACACCCATAGGTTGGAAGTCAGGACTTAAATTCATACCACCCATTAATGAACGTGAAGGTTGTTGGTATCCACCAAACGCTTCTTCCATATACTTTTGATTTTGTAAAGGAGCACTTCCTCCAGACATCACTGGTGGTAAGTTAGGTATACCAGAGGAAACTGATTTACCTTTTTGGGCGTTCTTAGGGCTTTTCTTCATTACTTTTTAGGTGTGTTAGCAGCTTGTATTAATTGGTTTTGAGAACTACGAGTGTATGGGGTGTTCGGATTTAATAATTGCCATATAAATTGATCGTTTAATTGTGAAATAGTAAATGCTACTTTAGATTTATCTACTATACCAGCACCTCCAGAAGGAGGCACCATCATAATATTTTCATGTACGATACCAGTAATAGGGTCGGTTATATTTAAAAATAATCTAAAACGATTTGTCTCTTTAGGATTTCCCTCACTTACTAAATTTCCTTCTACACCATAGTAAAGTACTTCCATAAAATGAGATTGAGGTATACCAGCATTACCAATTTTAGTCTCATATGAACTATCTGTAGCAGTAGTCCAGAATGATTGTGGTTCTCTATAGTATACTGGAAAGCTATCTGGTCCGTTAGGATAACTTTCCATCAATGGGGTTCTTGATTTCAACATCAGAGGTAAATACTCCTCATTAAATGTTTGTATGGCTGGGGACTGATAATACTGTCCACCTGGAAATAACATATCAAATTGAGCTTTGGTTAGATTTATTTCTTCTGTATATTGTGATCCTTGAAGACCTCCTCCTCTAACAGTTAATCTAAAATCATCTTCTCCATCTGTTACAACACTAGCTGCATCTAATCCATCTATAAGGTTTGGAAAGTTATCTATATTATCGAGCAGTATACCTCCTTCACCACCCCCATCACTTCCTGCTTCTTGGTAAAGAGCTAGAAGTTTAGATTTCATTCTAGCTTTCTGAGCTGCATTAGCTAATGGTACTTCATATCTCATACTCTGAGACATAATATTATTTTCCTTTATACCATCGGCTATATATTTAGATCTTAAATCAGCATTAATCTCATCTCTTCTATATGTCTTCTCTTGGAACTGTTTTACTTGTGTATATAAGTTCTCGTATTTATCTCCTATTCGATGGTCTCCAACTAATCGTGTAAAGTCATCATTCCATTGGAAAGCCTCTGCATCATCTAACCTTCCAGCTCTCCATATATCATACATACCTCTCATTGATGGATCAAGATCTTCAGGATAAGTTCCCATGTCACCTTCTGGAATCAGCCGTGATGGTGTGTAGTCTGAATAAGGTACAGTAGGATCGTATAGTGAACCAGAACCATCTGATACCCAATAGTTATTATCAAAGTATGAAAAGGCTGTAGCTAACTGTGCATAATCTGTGTTAGGCATCATAGTGCCACCATCCTCCATTGTTTGAGTTGGATATATATAACCATCACCGGTTTCATTATTTACACCGCCACTAGGTATATAAACTTTTTTATTATTACTATCATCTGCATACTGTAATAAGAAACGTGGATTAACTTCTCCATTCTCTAAATACTGTGTAGGAAATTGTAGATCTGCTTCTACTGCTAAAGTGTAATCCAGAAGTTCTGATCTCTCAAGATCTTTCTTAAGTAGATTATATTGAGCTAAATCTGCTGTGAAGTCAGCTCTATTAAATAATCTATTTGTTTTATCAGCTGCATCTGCTTCATTAAGAGTCATATCATTTATTCCATATTTGGATTCCATCATAGACTTCCAGTCATTTAACTCTTTCTTTTTAGATGCTAAGTTACTTTTATAGATGGCAGCAACTTCATCATTGTCTTTTTCTGTAAAGTCAGTTACACCCACTGGTACTCCCCATACACCATTAAACTGCATCTCTTGTACTTTAAGATTATAATCCTCTCGATGATGTGCTTCTCTTTGATTATAAGTAGCTAACCATTCTTGTTGTCTTTGAAGTTCTTTCTTTTTCTTAAAGTCAGCTTCGAACCATGGATTAGTTTTGTAAGTTTCTGATACATTTCTATAGGAATATGCATTACTAAAGTTCTTCATCCAATCAGTTGCATACAAATTAGCTTTTGCAGCTTCTACATCTCCATTTGCAAATCCTTCAGATATACTGTCATATTCTGATTGTAGATATTTAGTTTGATTATCAAGAGCATCTATTTGCAATTGAATATTATCTTTTTCCTCTGGTGATTTTGCTAATTTCTTTAGTCCTACTAGTTCGTCTCTTTGTTGTACTAATGCATCAAATGTATCACTGTATCTGGTATTTAAGTCTTGAGAAAATTGTTCTGGACTTACTCCTGAGTATTGATATAATCCATCTATGCTCATTTGTCTTTTTGCTTCTGGTGTAAGACCAGCTTGTAATGCTGTTTGAATTCTATCTGCACTAACCCCCTCTACTTCTACACGTGTTATAGCATCCATTATTCTCCATTTACCATTTGCATCTTGTTCAAAAGCTATCTCTTGAACATCTTCTGTTTTGACTAAACCTTTTATTATCTCTCTAGCTTCTTTGTTAAAGTCTACATATGGTGTATACTGTCCTGTAAACTGAGCATCTAAACCTCCCCCCATCCAGTCTTCCACTTGTTGATTGAAGAAAGCATCATTAGAAGCTGAACCTTTTCCTTCAGCATTAATTTTTTCTTGGTTTTCTTTTTGTTTTCTATAATAACCTGTAGAAGCTACAGCATTTAAAATAATAGGATCATTAACTAATTGCTTAGTCATACCATCAACTGAGTTAACAAGTTGGAAGTTTGAGAAATCGGACGCTGCAATACTATTGAGCTGTCCTCCTAAAGCATTAAGCTTAGATTGAAGATATTCTCTTTGTTCTGGTTGAATAATATCCAGTCCAGCAATATTATCTATACTGTCTTGAATCTTCTTTACTCCCTCATTATATGCTTGTTGTTTGAACAGACCAACCTTGAGCATATCATCCTGAGGACGTTGCTCTACATATTCATTAAAGGTAGGTATGTTATCGAGATATGATGCCATAATTTCACAAATGTATTATTATTTACAGAATTATCCAAGGTAGACTAATCTCTTTTGGTAATTCTTTATAATCAGATTAGTTATTGTTTTTTGAATTGTCTCAAAATATTACTATTTTTCTGATTCCTTTTTACTTTTTTCTTGATAGGTTTTAGTCTTGTCCCGTATGCACTCTCTGCAATAGTAGTGGTGTCTGTAGTAGTATTATTTTGTCCACCACCAATTCCACCACCAGTCATCCAATCAAAGATAGTTTGATATGGGCCGAAAGGAGATGTCTGTCCTCCACCAGGTATATTGAATTGTGCATTTCCTTGATTAAATAAATCTAAGTCTTCCGTAAATCTAAAGTTAGGATATAATTCACGCAGAACTTTCTCTCTTCTGTTCTCTAGTTTATTTTGCTGATACTTATCAGATATAGACTTAACAATTTCTTGCTGTGTTTCTTTTGTATTAGCTACAGCCTGAGCTTGCCTTTGTTGTTGTTGATCATATATACCCATATTAGTAAGTCTTGCCTGATTAAGAGTATCTAAATTACCAGAGTATACACTATCTTTCATTGCTTGGTTAAGTCTAAACTCTTCAGCCGTTGTAGTGTTTATTGCATCATACATAGGAGCAGCCATAGCAGCTGCTAATGCAGGATTATTTTGAACAGCTGGGTTCTGACTCATAGCTCTATAAGCTCCTGTAATTTGATTTCTCCTATCCTGTAAACTAATATCGTAAGGAACTCTTAGTCTAGGTTGGAAAGATTGTGCATATACAGGATCAAGTTGATTGTTTGCAGCAGCATTTATTTCAGGTAGTATCTGATTGTAATCCAGATCATTATCTATTTCTCTAGGGAAAAGTCGTTTAAGTAGATTTGCATCAAATGGAGTGTTTGGTTTTACTGTTGTAGTTGTTTCAGTTGTTATTTCTTCTTCTTCTACTTCTGCATATTCATACTCAGGACCTGCAGCTTCTTGCATAGGAGAGAATCTAGCACTAACAGTTTCTTCACCAACAATACCATCTACACTTAATGACACATCTATACCTGCATCTTTGTTTCTTTTATTGAATTCTTTTTGGAATCTTTTTACATCTTCTTTCTTTCTACGATCAAAGTTCTCCCAATCAAACCAAGGATTTTCTGTTACAAGTTTTTCATAGTCTGCTTCCGTTACATTACCAGCCAGTCCTGTTTTATCATCATACTTCTGTCCTTCAGGCATATCACCTATATCAGAACCAGTAGCATCTGCACCTTCTACTTTCTCCGCTTTAATTTTTCTCCATTTCTTAGCCTCTTCATCAAACTCATAACCTGCTTCAATAGCTTCTTCTTCAGTTTTAAATATTGTAGGAAGTTCATTTAATTCAAGACCTTGATCTGGATTAGTATTTTGTTGACCATCTCCTTGTGCTTTAGGTATCTTACTACCCTTCTTAGCGTAGTCTTCTGTATCCTTAACAGCTTCTATCTCACCTTTAGAGATAAACTTGTTACCATCTATACCACGTTCATTAAACGTATCATTTAAAGCTTCTTGTAAATCAGCTAATATAGTTTTCTTGTTTGCAATGTCTTGTAGTTTCATATCACCACCTTGTATAATAGCTTCAGATGTAGATCTTTCTAGTTCTCCCCATTTAGTATTATCACTTTCACCAGCACTCACTACAGCTTTGCCCATTTGTTTATTTATTCTTGCCTCCTCATCATTAAGATTATTTACATAATGCTTAAATTTCTTACCTCCAGCGTCTGGATCACCTATCTCATTTACATACTCGTTAGGTATCTTTAGATCTCCATATATAACTAGATTCTCTTCTCCATTCTCGTTAAGTATTTGAGCTGGTTCATTTTCCACTTCAACTACTGGTTGATTTGTAGCCATAGACTGCGGTCCATATGCCACACCTATTCCAGTTTGACCTGTTTTAGGATCTTTATTTTCATGAGAGTTACCAGAGAAATATAGACTTTCACCACCAGCATATGGATTATATGCTACAGCACTTACATCTCCACCCCATAGAGTTTTGACATTACCATTGCCTGCTACTGATCCACCTGTCTTAAGGGTATCAGGCATTCTAGAAGCTTTTTGCAACATGTTGTTTAAGTTCTTTCCATCAAAGGTTTTTAAGATTTGTGGGCCTGGTGCTCCTATCATTCCATAATCATTATTAGGACCAGGAAGTTTTCCACCTTTTTTCATATGAGAGGCATAACCTGCATGTATCTGAGGTCCTATCTGCATATTAGTCATGTCCTGAATATTGTCATCTATTTTAGATCTTTCTCTTTTTTGTCTACTATCATTTCTATCTAATAAGTCACCAATACCAGCACCAGCAAACTCACCAATAGCACCACCTAGAGGTCCTCCAATCGCATAACCAATAGCATTTCCAATACCACCACCAATGTTACTACCTGCATCTCTCTCAGCTTTAGGTCCATATGCTAAGTCTCCTCCAGCTTCAATTATTTTTCCCCAAGGCACACCACCACCTTCTTGAAATTTCTTTACTTGATTTAGGTTTGTTAATGGAGTGAATCCAGGATTATCAAACATATTCATAGTTCTACCATGCTTAGCAAGTACATTTGTACCTACACCATAGATAGGAAAGAATTCTTCTCCTGTATTTTGAATATCTTCAGGACGTACATATTCTCTTTCTATCTCTTCTGGTTTAGTCATAGCAGCAGCTCTTGCAATACCAGTGACTTGTGACATTTGTTTTAAGTCTTTTAAAGCATCTTTCTGATCCTTTATCTTACTTATACCCATCACTATATCCCCAATAACAGGAGCACTCTTAAGTTGATCTGCAAGTTTTCCACCAAAAGCTATATCTGTACCATCAGCATTAGCTCTTCTCAAGTTACCTGCACTATCTTGAATCATTCCATCAGGAACTTCGAACTCCACTCCCTCTTGTCCTTTAGGTACTTCATGTCCCCAACCTTTTTTCTTAAGTGCTAAGTGCTCTTTGTAAGTCATAACTTTCTTACTCTTCTTAGTCTTAGGATCATACATCATATGTGGTTTAAACTTACCACCTTTCTTACCAATAGGTAACATTTCTAATTCACCAACTTCAACAGATCCTGTGGCACCACCTCCACCTCCACCAAATAAACCACCTATTGCACCTATAGCACTCCCAATATCTAAGCCTCCTAATGGTCCCTTCTTATCATCTTTATTTAAAGCGTTAGCATATAGAGCATCTATTTTTGCTTTATATTCATAGTCTTCTTTCTCATCTTCAGTAGTCATAGAATCAAGGCCCAGCTCATAGGCTCTATCTTTAAACTGATCAAATTGAGAAAGGACATCTTTGTTAACATCCTGTATAAGTTCTGTACCATCAATTACTTTACGGTTATTAGTTGGTGCTACATCAGTGTATTGGATAACATCACCTACTGCAGCCTTCTTAAGCTTAGCTAGTTCTTTTCCGTGTTTCTTCATAAAAGCTGCCTCTGTAGGGAACTTTTTGTAGAATTCTTTTTCAGACTTTACGCCTGCTATTTTTAATATTTGAGCTTTCATATTATTAGTATTTATCTAACCAGCCGCCTGGTTGTGGGGTATTATAGTTTGTAAAGTTAGTCAATTGATCTAATCTGACCAAAGATCCTCCCTGTTTCATCTGTATTATTTTCTTGGTTTCTGGGTCAATATATATTCTTTCATATATTTCAAATGGTTTTCCTGCTCCAAATAAAGCAGATACTTCTGATTCTGAAGTAGCTTTGTTCTTACTTTGTTTATTAAACCAATTTAACAAAGCCCGACCTGCCTTATTTACAGATGATCCCTCTCCCTGTTGGAATGGATTCAAGTCCCATATATCATATATAGATATGTAAGTTCCTTTTTCATCCTCTCCCATATCAAATGTAAAATCTCCTAAAGAGTTATCTGCCTCAGGCCATGTTGTACCATCTCCTTGATATTTTCCTCTTGGTAGTCCTCTTTCATTACCTATTGTTTTTTTATCTTTATCAACATATCCATCTTTCTTTCTTTGAAAATACTGATCTACTAATGCCTGTCTAATAGGAGCTTCATTAAAGTAATTAGGTTTTAAATAAACCATACTCTTATCTTCTGAGTCACCCGGTCTGTAATCACTTACAGCAAAACTATTATTAACTTGTGGCATTCCTAGATATAGTCTAAATGCATCTTCTCGGTTAGGTATAATGTAGTGTCTCTTATTATCTTTGGGGCCCGAATGCCACAAAGCTTCTGGATCACGTCCTAGGTCTTCATCATATCTCTTTTTTCTATCAAGATTTTTTAGTATGTTTCCATAACCTTCAGGAGTTATATTATTATATGCTCTTTCAGACTTACCTTTAACATAACCTGCTGTTTGAAAATTAGGAATTCCATACTCTTCCATTTGTTCTTTAGCTAATGCTATAGGACCTTTTGAATCAACAACTACTTCATCTAACATAACGAGTTGTTCAGGATTACCTTCTTTGTCTTTCCATACACTACTTGGGTAAGTTAGTCTTTCTAGTTCGCCAAACTTATTAACCGTTTTAAGAGGTACATTCATACCACCTTGTGCCATAGGATACTCTGTAACAGAGTTACCATCAAACTTGTAATCTTTACCTGGTTGCATCATCTTCTTATCACCAGTGTCAGATATTCCTAGCACAGGAAAGTCTACTCCTTTCATTGTTATGTTGTTGGAGTTTATTTTAGTTATCTTTCCTGGGTTGGTTAACTGTCCCATGTCATCTTCTATCACTTCATACTTATCTAACCATCCTCCTGTTTTGAAAGTTTTATATCCCCCTTCTATACCTTTCTCTTTAGCTGTTTCTCTACTGTGTAAAAAAGATTCTCTATTACCTGGAACTTCTACATTCTTATGTCCTTGTAACCATAGATCTATTAGATCTAGTTCACCTTTTGGATATTTTCCTAATTCTGCATCACCTTCTAACAGGTTTACATAGAATAAAGTATACTGATCTTCTAGTGATAGTTCATCTGCTGATTTAGCATTCAAGATGTTAGGATTAAAATCTAGACCCATTACATTAGCAACAGTCTTGTATCTGTTCTGTGCTGTAATAAGTGAAGGACCTTCAAATTGAAACGCACCTCTACCTGGGCCTCCACCTATTTGTTTTTGCTTAGGGTTCATAGTATGTCCAGATTCATGGTAAGCTATTGTATCTGCAACCTCTCCCACATATCTCTAGTTCCGTCTCTAGTTTCTACTATATAATCTAGTATATTATCAAATCCTAAAACTTCTCCCTCTTGTGCTTTATCAACATTACCTCCATATTTAAGAGGTTTTATTTTTGAACCAGTTTTGGACATGTTCATTAATATACCTTGCAACCATTCTTTTGTAGTAGCTACACTACCAGGTACATTTCCTTGCACGTCATCTATAAAGTCGAAGAATTCTGAGAATCCTTTTTTACCTCCACCCAATCCTGTACCAAGTTCCCCAGCTTTTCCAGCTCTAATAATTTCTTCTACTGTACTCATATCCACCTGTTGCCCTGGTTTAATATTATACAGGTTTCTTATTTGTGTTATTCGAGCATTTATTTCTGGTGCTGTACCTGCATATTTTGCAAACTCAAGTTTTGCGAATGCCTCAGGATCACTTTTCTTTAAAGCTTTTGCAGCATCAGATTTCAATATTATTTCACCAGACTCATTCATGTATTTACCATACTTATTTATTAGACCTTGTTTAAAAGGCATAAGTAATTTTATATCAGTAGCTGTTAAGTTTCCTCTTGATCCAACTCTGTAGAAGTGATCTCCTTCATGAATTGCAGTTTGATAGATCTTATCGAAATTGGCATTATCATATAGTTTACTTTTTCCAAAGGGGTTGATACGAAAATCTTTATAATTCTTTAAACCTGTAAAAATAGGATTACCTATATCTATCACACGATCATTATGGATATGAGAGTATCTACCTAAAACATTAGAAACACCAGCTGAATTGTCTAAAGGACTCAGTGTTGAGTGAGTAACCCCAGGGTTCATTCGATTATACCTAGACACATTTACACTAAGTTGATTAGCTAAGTTCTGAGGAGTTACTACCATGTTAGGATTTAGCTTTTGATATTTTAAAACCATATCAATCACCTCATCATCAGGTAAACCCGCCCTCAGCTTTTTGTAATCATTAACTACTTCAACTGGACTCATTGCGAAGTTAAATGAAGTCACTCCTGGTGGAGATATAGGAGGAGCAGAATTAAAACCTGTTAGCATTTCATCAGACATCCTTGTTGTTGTTATAGGATTATTAAAATATCTCTGGCCCCACATATCTGCTGACTGCAAGTGTTTTTGAGCTACTCTTTGATACTCTCGTCCTGCTTTAGTATTAGCTGTTATAGTTCTTCCTAGGTCATCTATAAAAGGAGAAATTCCACTGGTTTGTGGTCTAATATATTGAAATCCAGTGTTACCTGGTATCCCAACTTCTAGAGCATTAAGTCCTAACCAACCAGCATTAGACCAAGAAGGATCATCACGCATATTACGATAACTCTGTGGGAACCTTCTAATACCATCAGCTAAAAATCCTGTATTCACTACGTTCCCTACTGTAGGCTGAAACCCAGGACCTTTAAATGGTGTATAGTTCCATGCTTTTGAAACCCAAGGAGCAACCTTACTATATATTCCACGACCAGCACCTCCAAGTGCTTGTGTGATAGGTTGTCCTAGTGGGGACATAAGAGCAGCAGTACCTATTGCTGTATATAATATAGGATTAACAACATCTAGTGTGTCTTCATATAATCCTCTGTCTGTTCGAGCAGCTCTTTGTACACCTCTACCAATTGGTCCATCATCGAAATAATACTCTTTCTGTTGTGGAGATAGAAGATTATAACGAGAATGCTTTTCATAATCAACACCTGCTCTAACAACTACTTCATCTAGTGGTATAGTTCCATCTCTTCCAATAATTCTTCCTTCTTTATATGCAGCTTCATACTCTGGAGTTCCATACATAACTAAATCGCCTACTTCTTCTTTTGTTCCCTTTTGAGCTTTAGTTAATGAATCTGCAAATGAAGGAGCTTTCATTTCTGATTGAGTAAATAATGGAGGCATTGTATTAGAACGTCCGTACATCATACCTGATGCACCAGGAAGACTACCTCCCATTGCATACTTGTCTAACCAACCACCGTTGATCTTTTTCATAGGTGTTGCACCTCCAGCTATAGCACCGAAGTATCTCTTCTGCTTATCAGTCAGAGATCTACCATGGACAGTTCCATCGTCTAACATTTTCTTTGCTTTACCTGGTGTTAATGCCATTATTTATATGATATTTGTGCTGGTGCTACAATAAACTGACTCACAATATGTGTAGTAGAGGAGTTGTCTAATATGTGTCTCACCTTTACGTTCTTAGCTCTTAGTTGTGACTTCTTAAATGATAAGTCACCATAGTTCATGTTGTCCTGATTAACCACCTTATCTATTGATTTAGATTCACAGGATGTTTTAAACAGAGGTACTTTATCATCTTTTTGTAATGCCCAGAAAGTATTATATTGATAGAAACTATCTGTCTTTGCAAATGTAATAGTTTTACTATCACTATTTAATATAGGGTATTGTAGATATTCACTTAAGTTATTCATTGGTTTAGGTACAAGTTCTATTATACCAGTTGACTGTTGTCCATTATATAACACAGCCTTATTAAAGTATTTATCGTCTGTTTGTATTTTACTATTAGAATCAAATGATCCTAGAGTTGATGGTATATATGTATACACCTTACTATAATCTTTTATATTCTGTAGTATCTGGTCATGATACTTATATGCAAAAGGATACTCAATTATATAAGGAGCAATATCTCCGTAGTAATAATTATACAAAGTATCGTTTCTCAAATGGGTCCACAAACAACCTGTTCTTAGTTTAGTAAATGTTGCATTTATGTACTCTTGATTAGGAATACTGTCTCTTACTAAAAAGGTTTTTGTGAACTCACAATCTCCTGTAGAACGTACAGTAACTGCAGCCACAGCTGAAGGTACCTCATAACTTACACCGTGTACTAAATCACTTAAGCTTAAACCAATAGCTATAATATCTCCGTTATCAAGAATTATATCAAAAGGTCCTGATCTAGGGGTAGCTGCTGTTATTTTTAAATTTATTACTTTTGACATATTGTTATAAATTACATGCTCCTAATAAGGTTATTCCTGCTCCGGTAATAGTATTATCGGATGAACAGAATTCGAGAGTTTCTCCACTAGGTACAGATATTGTTTGTTCTTCTCCTACACAATTTGGATACCACACCACTTGTGGTCCTACTACTTCATAACCATAACATGGGTAGACAGAAGTTGTAGTGGTAGTAGTTGGGGATGCTGTAGTACTAGTAGTAGTAGTGCCCCATTGGTCTGTATCTTTATTAACACAAGCCATTTGTTGAGTAGAATTAGTAACACTCATAGTACTCCATACAGGTATATCGTTATCATCCAGCTCTACAGGATCTGGAACATAGTCTTGACATCCTTGTTCAACTACAGTATAGGGAGATACATTCTCTACTCTAAAGGCAAAATTCTCACAAGTAGAACCTTCAGCCATAATACTTATAATACAATCACATTCTGCTATCCATCTACAATCTACAAACTCTGAACTGGTAATTGTGGAATCAATTTCTGGTACTACCGTTGCATTATCATAATCCCATTGGAATTAATGGAAATCTGTTGTTCCAGTGTTTTTTCCTATTGTTATTAGTTTACCTGTTCTAGTATATAGTAGATTTGTTGTCCATGTATAACCAACTGGTAAAGTAAACTTAACTGTTACTGCTGCTGTTGAAGTATCTATCTCTACTACATCACCTGCAGTTGTGTCTAGTGCTATTAGTGTATTATCATCTTTAACTACCACTCCAGCTGTTGTATTAAATCCAGCTGGTGTTATATCTAACTCTTTTACTGCACTCCAGTTAGTTGTATTTATAGTCCATTTGTTAAATGCTAAACTACCATCCCATGCATATAAAGTATTCGGTCCAATTGCTAGTTTAGTACCAGCAGTATATCCAGGTATTGTAATTGGAACACCAGTATAATGGAAAGAGTCATATAATTTAACATTACCATCATCATCATTTAATAACCATGCACAACATTCATTAAAGCTTCCTGTATATGCAGTGGTGGTAGGTGCAGTAGTATTACAATCACACGGTACTTCTTGTCTTATAAACCCATTTTCTACATAGTAGACATTGTTAGGTTCTCCTTGATTACTATACCAACCATCAGGAACAGATGTACAATCATCACCTAAACCTAACCATACTTGAGCATTAACAATACTATTTGTTGCAGGGAATACATAATGTTCATAATTAAAGTTAATAGGAATAATCTCATCGTTTGATGTAGCATTAAAAGCAAACGAAGCTACAGCACATGCTCTTTCTGCAGTGGCTGTTCCTACTACTGGAGTAGCAGTTCCTTTTATTTGATACCCTTCTACAAATATATTTGATGCGAGAGGTTCAGGTCTCACACATATTGTTGTAGTGGTAGGACTAGGTACAGTTATATACCCTACTCCATCTATCTCACATCCTAGTTCTTCTGATATCGCTATGTTAATAGAGCAGTCAGGTATATATGCAGTAGTTGTAGTAGTGGTAAATAAAGGATTAGAAGTAGTAGTTGTACTAGTTGTAATAAGAGCAACAGGATCCAGCACTCCTATTATCATATCAAGAGCAGGTTCCTCATCTCCAATTTTACTTCTATCAGGAGTTTCAAGTACTGCAGTAAAATTTGAACAGCATTCATTGATGCCTGAATAGTAGAAATTATTTTCCCCAATATAGAAATTAGGTAAGTAAGAGTGAAATGATATCCAACTCTTAGTACTAAAATCAAAAGACATAGTCCATGACTTATTACAGAAATAATTTTCATCAAATAAGAATACCTCTTGTCTTACACTATCTTCTTCTGGCGTAGAAGGATCATCTGGTATATCTATATAAAAGTTTTTATCTGATGGGTCATAATATATCCCATCATTTAGAGGAATATAATCTAGTTTGGTAATAATTATTCTATCAAACTTACTATCATAAACTCCGTGTAGTCCTATTCCAGCAAAGTGGTTATCTACATTTACCTCTGGGAAGTACTCTAGTATTTCAAAAGGTAAACTGTTTGTTATAAATCGATTTACTCCTGATTGCACTCCTGTTAGGTCAATAGACTTTCCTCCTGATATAAGAAAAATTTGTCCTCTTTTAGCATCTGCAGTAACTTGACCATATGGTAACTTAAGTAAGAATTTATGTTGAGAACCTACATAACCAAGATCAGTTTCAGCAAAGTCTATTGGAGGAGAACTAGAAAACAATCTAGGATTACCTATGTAAGCTGCTTGAGGATTACTTGTATCTATTGTAAGTAGTTTATTATATAATAGGGCTTTGTTTTCAAATCTTGCTAGTACTCCCTTATCTTCAATACCATCTAATGATGTTAAAGCTCCATAGTTTTGTGGGAAGTCAAAGAAAGATGCAGCTCTATATACCAACCAATTATTCACTCTATTATCTGGACTGTCTGTTTGTGTATCTGAATAGATAGCTCTAAATGGAAAGAATGTAAAACATACATCGGACCAATCTAAAGGTAGTTGAGTAAATACATTTTCTTTGTTTTGTTTAGAGAATGTAACATTATAATAGTATGTATTATCTTGTGCGATAGGTACATTACTTTCTTGAACCCAATCATCCGGAATACTACTATTTACATGAGGCCAGAAGTCTCCTTCTTTAGTATTAAATGCTTGACGTAAGTCGGTATTATATACACTTTCACAATAGAAGTTAGGAATACCGTATGCAAACAAATACATATATCCATCATAGAAAGTTCTGTAAGTACCTGCTATATTATTAAATGTACCCTGAGTATAAGTCGAAGGATCAGAAGCACAATCTAAATTATGAGCCTTAGTAGATATAAGATTGAACATATTTTGAGGTGCATCGTCTCCTGAGGTCACAGTATAGTTGGACAATATAGACCTAGCTGAATGCCAGTATTTAGCATAGGCCACATTACTTATTTCATCAAAGAATATATCAGAATCATCAGGAGCATTTACTCTATTATCAATAAAGAATGGTAGTTTAGTTTTAAATGCAAAACGAGAGATGTATACATCTCCTCCAAATATACTAGATGTTCCTTCTGCTGTAACAAGACTCTGATAACCAGTATCTATTCTTTGGAAGGAGTTTATTTGTCCCCATTGGTTAGGTATTATATTCTTCATTGAAGCATAATAAGATACTACCTTTATGTCTTCTTCTTTACTAGGTTTATCACAATTACCTATCTGCCCAATATTGAATCTTGAAAACTCTACAATACTAGGATTACCATCAGTATCTAGAAGACTATCTGTATTTTGTGGAAGAGGTAGAGGTTCAGTAGTAATTGTTCTAGCTTTAGTTTTTATATATACTGAAGATTCTCTATTCCAATTATTTATAGGGAAGTCATTATTATTAAATGATTGTACTCCTGGTATTAAATATCTAGTAAGTTCTATTTCTCTTTGTTTGATACCACCGCTAACATTATTGTCAATAGGAAAAGAATAATCATAGTTAGCTCTTGAGTTAAAAGACATTGCATAATTCTGTCTTGTTATACCATTGATATAGATAGTAAGATAGGACTGATACACTGTAAACATTATACCAGCATTGAATCCATCGGAGCCCATGTTAGCTACTCTTTCTGAACTATCTAATGCATCTTGTTGAGCCTCCTTACTAAGTAGTTTATATTTAGCATTATCTTTAACCTCTACAAAGTGCCCTTTACCCCCTCCAAACATTACACTTTCTAACTTCAATACACTTCCTAAGAAGGGTTGTCCGAATGAAGTATCAGGAGAATTAAAAACTACTTTATCTAGAAGATTTTTTACATCCTCTGCATCCTGACCATCTAATGGTTTAATAGGTACATTTCTATCACACTTTAAACAAGACCTTCTACCGTGTCTACTATAACCGCTCAGTGCCCCACTCCCACCATCAGTGAAAGCTGTTTGAGGTTTAAAAGTATTTTCACTGGTAGTTGGATTAGGTTCTATTTCAGGAAGAGGATTAGTAGGTAGTCCAAATGCCGGAAGACCTGGTTCATTTCTTCCCTCACAACATTGACAAGCACTATTACTCGAACCACCACTACACGGAACATCATCTCCCTCTAATTGATCAAAACATCCAATTGGCCATGATGCTATATTTGAAGAATCTGGACACTCTGAAGCTTGATTATAGTTGTGTAATTTTACTCTTGCAGCAGTTAAATAATCAGGACCTGGTCTTTGAATCTCTGGACGCCATATATGATCATGAGCATTAGTACCAACTGCAGCTCCATCTGCATAATCAAAGTCAGGATCTATAGGAGTTAGGACAGTTCCTTTCTCATCCGTACCGATGAGACCAAACACTACATCAGTCTCCCAGAATTTACGTGCTGCAATAGTGCCATCAAAGTTTAGAGTATTGAAAGGGTTTTGAGATATAGTTCTGAAACCAGCAATAGCATTACTACCATTATAACATCTCCATGCATCATAATCACCAGGACCTATTGTCATTATTCCTCTAAGGCCTATAGGTCTTGTGAGAGAACATACTTCTACCACACATCCTGGCTTAATAGGTGCTGGAGTAGGTTTACCATTTTCTACACTGGTATATTGAAAAACTCCATCTTCTTGTTCGATAAAGTCACCAATCTCTTGCCACCATTCCATCTCCTCGTATGGATCATCCAGATCATATCCATCCTCCCAACTAGGAATAACTTCTTGCTTAGGGAAATATACAAGCCATGGTTTAGAATCTATGTTATAAGCATTATTATTCTCTTGTATAAATGCATCTTGTCCAGATACTTGGTTGTAAGGATAATTAGGATAGTAATATTCTTGATCTTCTCTAGTATACTTATTCATGTTTCTAAGTATACCTTTTGCTATTACTGATTTGTTTGTACCACGATCTCCTCTAACAATTTTGTATCCTACAATATCATCTTTTTGATCTTGTGTTAAACCTGAGGTTGCTATTAAAGTTGATATTTGAGTATTATCAATTTTTACTCCCAGAGGAAACACTGCACTGTCTTGCATGTCAGGAACTATTTGTCCATCTTGATATACAATTTCACTATTCTCTACAATAGGGCTTACCAATACATCTGGAAACTTATGATGTCTAATAGGTTTATCAGCTAACTCTCCCCACATATCTTCGTTACAGGGATACTTCTCTGTAGATTCCCAGTATGCAAATTCTCCGTATTGCCAAGGTCCTTTATAGTTAGGATCTGCTTGTTGGTCTGCAGATGCCTCATAATCTATTAATCGAGCAGTATTATATATCTTCCAATATGCACTGTATCCTATACCATTTTGATAATAATCAGGTTCTCCAATAAAGTCATCATTGGTATTAGGTACATCAGGATATAATACTCCAGGATTAGCAGGTCCAGGTATGTGGAACGAATCTGTTTGTTTTCCATTTCTTAAAAGGAAAGCTATTTCAAATGCATATATCTCATCACGCATATATCCACGAAGATTAGTAGCATTTAACTCATCAGAATAATTTTCGTCTGGAGGTAATCTATGTGTCTGCCAATCTAAATTTATTTGATTTGCTATACCTTGATAGTTGATTCTATCTATAGATGTTAAATTGTCCCACACTAATATATCTTGAACAGTAGTTAGATCTCCCGCTACATCATAATAAGGATATTTCTCAAAGATATCAGCAATAGATAATTGAATAGGACTTGCATCTGCTCCTGTATATGTTATAACCTCCTCCTTTTCAGTAATACTGTAAGTGCCTACTAATTCTACTGATGAAATATCATTTATAGTTTTTATTACAGCAATATTATAGTATCCATATTGTCCTGAAATATCTATGTTTGATACTTTTACTTCTATTGATTTACCCACAGGATAATTGAAGTTTACAGTAGTGATAAGAGGATCAGCAATTGGTGTAGGATTGGTAACAGAATAATAAGAAGTTAAGTCATTACCTAATGCATCTGCATATTGCACAGCAAACTGATAAGTTCCAGCCACTAAACTCCCTACATTTAAAACACTACTAATTTCTAATAAAGGTATATCAAAGTTCGGCTGTATCTTTAATTGATTACAGTCTAACTCATCACTATATACAGGAAAACAATCAGGAGACCCACTTAGTAATACATAAGGAAGATTAATAGGTACTAAATTTTCATCTAATTCTACATCTAAATATCTTCGAGGATTAAATCCATCAGTCCAATATATCTCTGTAGTACAGTTTGTTATTCGATGTACCACCTTTGGTATAGGATGATCAATACTAAAATTTAAACAAGGAGCATTTACTAGCTTGCGATATTGACAATCATTATTATACATGAAGCCAATTTCACTATCACTAGTGGCAGGATTAGTTAGAAAGAATATGTTTATCTTTTTCTCAGGAATAGTATGTTTTCCTATAAGTTCATACCCATTAGGAAAGGAGAGACACGGTTCATTACCAGGTTCGTTTTGATAGTTTACAGAACTAGAATCAAAGTTTTCTACAGTAGCATTCAATGCATAAGTAAGACTACCTGTCTTTACTTGATTGATAGTGCTATCCATATTAAGACCAGTCTGAGCTTGATTATATTCAAGCCTTACCTGTCCTTTCTGAGCAGCATCCATCTTCTGAGCAGCAGCAACTTTTTTCTTAGCCGCACTTAAACCTGAAGCAATGTCGTCTTTTTCTTTTTTAGTAGCCATATACTATTTATTAACTCCAACCATTACGTCTCCATAAACCATACCCGTATCTATTTGAGTATCTTCCTGATACTTGAGACTTTGCATCAGGTAATTCATACATGTTATTACGATTAAGATCAGTTACAACTCTTCTTTGTTTTTGATAAGTTGTCTCTTTTTTAAGTTCTGTTTCTGCCATAACCCAAGCTTCGTCTGCTAATTGTTTATAATAGACTAACTTTGTTTGTAATTGATTAAATGTTTCATCATTGGTTTGATTAGTTAGAGTTTCAAATACTTTAAATTTAATAAATGATTCTATGTATTCTCTTACACGATAGTTGTCTGGTACTAATTGATTACCTATTTTATCATAATCAGTAGAATAGAATACTAAATGAACTACTCCTCTTCTAAAGTTTGTAACAAACTTATTATCTCTTATATCAAAAGAATCGTAAGTGGAAGATCCAGGAGTAAATTCACGACCTGCTACAGCTAGTTGATTATATTGACTCCACGAACTAGTGTAGTCTACATTACAACTTTTACGTGCAGATATATTTCCTGGTTTAAGTAAGTAGGTTCTTCTGTACGCTCTAGGTATTTCACTGTTTGTTTTATATACAGCTTGTACCACTTCAGGCATACATGTTCCATCACAGTTAGGATGTTGACATTTAGGATTATTACAAGGTGTACCACCTATAGTTAGAGGTGCCACTTGAATAGTAGTAGCATTTGCAGCTTGAGTGTAGAAAGAAGATGCTGCTGGATAAGGGTTCCCTGGAATTACAGCACACATCCATGCTTCTCTCACTGCATGAAAGTTATCTGGTAATCTTGCCTGAAAGTCTTCTATAAATAAAACTTCTGTAGTAATTTTATAAGTTGTTCTGCCCATCTTTCTTAGACATTTGTCTAGATAGGTAGGGAATAATAAATCATCTACAGCACCAGTATCAAAATAACTTTTAAGCTCTTCTTTTACTGTAGCATATAGAGGCTCTGGGGATACAAAATCGTATTTATAGTAGTATGACATAACTTATTTTTTCCATTCATGATAGGTATGTTGGTATTTAGGATCTGCTTTTATATACTGAGAAAGATCTCTTGATGTTTTCCTAGATGGTTTAAAGTACCAAAGATCTGAGTTTCTAAATCTAGCAGTTTGTTTAAACCACATCCATCCAAAAAAATATCCTTCGGTATGATAATTAAAATTGTAAACAACCTTTCCTTTCTCTCTGGTCTTCTGCCAATCAATAGGAAGATTTATAAACTCTTTTCCATTAATACCTTTAGTTCTTCTTCTTTTCTTTTTATTAATTGAAAACTCTCCAAAACCTGTAGGGAGTTTTTCTTTTTCTCCTGTCTCTAAAATGTAGTGTTTAAATGACTCATTAAAACCATAAAGAATATTCCTCCACTCATCAAAAGTTAAGGATATTAAAGGGTGCTTCTTACAGAAGTCCTCGTAATTCTTTTTACTTGCACTTCGCCAGTCAACTGCTACTCGTGACATATATAATTTATTACTGAGTTGGTTGGGCATTTGGAGCTTGTCCATCTATGCCTTCATTACTCATATCGGTTTTAATTTGGAAATATGTAGCTAGAAGTTTCTGAGATACTAATCCAAGAGCTGAAGACTCTAGATAACCTGGTAGTGCATATTCTTTGTCTAAAGGGTTTTTACAATACTCTTCATCCGTATATTCTACACCTCCACAATCACAATCTGGATACATAATTTCACTAGGTACATCTTCTTCAAAGAATGCAGCTAGTCTTATTGCTTTTAGTAAAGGATTATTTACATATAGATATCCATTAGATATCCAGAAGTAATAATCATTTTTTACTATAGGTAATTTAAGTAAGTTTAAATACCTATTTATTGTTATTTCTTTTAGTTTACTGCCTCTTCCTCCCATAGCATCTATAGAATATACACCTTGTATTACATACTGATAGTTACCTTCTGATATTCTTGGTAACTTATGTACAGTTCTAGACACATTACATTCATCTGCATACTCACAACACTCTGAGATAGGAACTTCCTTCATCTCTAAACATGGAATAGTAGTGTATAATGTATCACTAGCCCATAGTTTTCTCAAATTAGTTTCTCTCTTTATCAACATTTGAGATGCATTCTTTATTTCAGACGCAATAACTCGGTCTGTAATAAGAGCATCTGTTGATAAAATCTTATGCGTTCCACGAACGTCTGAAACTAATTTTCTTAATGTTGCCATAATTTTCTTTTGTCAAGCTCTCTCTGTATGACATTCTTTTTTCTGGTCATAGAGGGACTAATTAATAGTTTTTTAAGTTCAGCAGTAGAAGTACTTGCAACTGTGTAATGTTTCCATTCCCACTTCTGTAACATCCTACCTCTTGAATCTCTTAAATATTCTTTTGTGCTTGGTTTTAATTTTGGTGCCATTTTATTTTTTATAATTACCGAATCCTTTTATTCCTCCCTCTTGGTCAGCTTCTCTCATATAATTCTTTTTCATATTATAAGGACGAACCTTAGGAGCTTTTACATTTTTACCTGGTGTAGGTTTTCCATATTTTGTTGCCATAATTATATTCTTTCTTCAAATTCAGCTACCTTTCCTACCTTATTATCATACACTAAGGCTAAAGCAGCTCGTACACTGTGTACAAAGTTATTATCTTTATGCCATCTATCTGCTCCAGATAAACTAGGCATTTGTTGTATTCTCACTCCCTTTATCTCTTTAGCCATGTAGTGATGTTTATCACCTGTATGTACTTCTCTATATGTAGCATCTCCAAACCATTTACTATATGTTGGATGTGTTGCAAATAACAGAGGTAGAGCATCAAGTTTACAGTTTCCATGATGAAAACCAATAAATGTATTACCAACTACCGTAGCCTTTATAAGACCTTCTTCTCTTACAAAAGTTATATTGTCATCAGCTTTAAAATATATATCCAAAGCATGAGCCAAATAATAAGACTTAGTTCGATCGTGATTACCTTGTACAAGTATTACTTCTACATGTTCACTATTAGCCTTTAACATCTTTATAGTATCTACAAGAACATTAAATCCTTGTTCATACTCTGTAGCATAATCCATCATTATATCTTGAGGAGTGCCATTAGTAGTAGACTTCTGATAATTATCTGTATGAAAGAAATCATTAGATATAGGAAACACCACTTTATTTATATCATAAACTGATCTAACCTTCTCTGTGAGGTTCTCTGCAACATCAAAGAATCTCATAACTCTAACCTCCGGATCATTATCCCCATCCACATGTCTCTTAGCTAAATGGTAATCAGAAATAGATAACTCTATATCTGCTTTTAGTTTAGACTCATTGCGTTTAGGGGAAGGGATTGGAATGTAGTTTGATTTATAGTTCTTTAAGAACTTGCTGAAATCTTCAGCTGTATAATCTTTCGCACCTTTTCTTCTAGAAAAGACTGAAGATGTGAACTTCCCACTGGGAAGAACTTTAGACCAATAGTTTGTAATAACATACCTTTCTAGGTCTATCTTGTGTAATTTAGCTAACTCTATATCACTTTTTGGTTCAAAGTCTAGAGTTATTGTGCTTTCTATTGTCCCTTGTTCATTGCTAACCTTTCTTACTGCTTCTTCAAATTGTTTACTGTTGGTTGCATTATCTAAGAACTTATCTCCATCCTCGTATTTCTTACCCTTTAGTTCTTTTATTAGTTCGTTTACTTCATCAACAGTTATGCTTAGTTTATCTGCATACCATTGTTTACTCCTTTTTCTTCTCAATAGCTCTTTAAGCTGATTAAGAAGACTCTGATTCTCAGACATATTTGTTGTATTTAATTAGTAAATATCCCAAAGATAGATAAATTATTTGAGTAAACATAAAAAAATTAACCACGAGTGTTATTCTTTATAATTAGTTTCGTTATAAATAAAAACTCCCAAGGGCATTATAGCCCCTAGGAGAAGTTCTCTAAAACCAACAAAAGAGAACTTTTTATATCTTATACAGGATCGTTACAACAGCTTTGATGAAACCATGTAAATTCAAAATCATCTCCTGAAACTCCACTAAAATCAAAGTCAGCAACATTACAAGGAGTTTCTAATTGATTTCCTACTATATCGTAGTTACTTATATTAAGTGTTCCTATATTACCGTTTCCATTGTTCTGAGTGTTTACCATCTCTATAGTATTTCTATAACTAATAAGAGAGGGATCAAAAAACGATAAAGTCATATTACCTAGGGGACATGCAAAGTTAGGTTGGGTTATAATTTGAGGAACATTACTAGCAACCATTACTGATCCATCTTGAGATGCTGCACTTAAATCAACTGATCCTATTGTCACTCCGTTTAATACTATATCAAAATTATCTTGTGTAGTTGCACCACTATTACATATAGAGATAACTATTGTTTGATTAGGACAAACTGGGGGTACATTTATATCAACATCTACATAGTTTTGGCACTCAGGATTGTCAGATATAATTCGGACTACTGTAGTTCCTACAGGAGCATTATAAGAAACAAACCCTATGAGCAACTGAGCTGCTGTTATACCTGTTTCAAAAGCTTGTGTGAAACCATTTACTTGAGAAAATAAGTTAAAAGGTTCTGCATCACTTCCTATGCTACTAGCTTGTATAAGTATTGCCATGTTATGTTGTTATGTTATAGGAGTATCTACAAAATTACTACAGTCTGCATTGTTATTTTGTATTCTAATAATTGTACTTCCAGCAGGTACATTAAATGTACTATATCCCAGTATACTTGTTAATACAGTGGTAGATATACCAGTTTCAAAAGCAACCGTATAACCATCTGCATCTGAATAAAGATCACAAGGTCCTGAGCATACTCCTGCTGATGTTAATTTTATATTTGTTAAAGCCATATCTAATTTATTTTAAGCGGTACAAGGAAATTTAGACAATATTACACCATTTGTATCTACTTCAATATTGTAAGAAGTACTTAGTGGATTTGCTATTGAAGGCTCATAGTGCCAAAACTCATTATTTCCGTTAAATGTAACAGTACCTCCTGCGTTATTATATAATATATCTCCTACCTCAGGTGTAGATGCTACTCCATTTTTCCATACAAAAGAAACTAAATCAAAGTCACAAGCTGCTCCTGGTGAGGAAGTAGGTGTAGAGTTTATTGATCTCAATCCTGCCCATAGATTATTTGTAGTAGTAGTAGTTGTTGTTGGTGGAGGAAATTTAGTAGTTGTAGTTCCTGTTGTAACTGCACTTGCACCATTTAATGAACAATCACATGTTGTAGTAGTTGTAGTTGTTGAAGAAGAAGTACTGGTCGTTGTAGTACTAGTACTAGAACTAGAACTTGTAGTTGTTGTTGTAAGTTCTTTATATGTATCAGCAACAAAACTAAAGTCTACATCAACTCCTGCTCCAGTATAATCCGGACTCATAAGAGTTACAAAAGTATTACTACACAAATTACATACATCTTGTGCCTGATATAATAAACCATCTTTTTGAATAGTATTAATAAAGTTGTATATACCTGTTCTATCACTATCTATCGTAGCAGAAACTACATCTCCTGGTAAGATTTGTATACTTCCACTTTGTGTAGAAGCATTACCTGTGATAGTTGCATCTACTACATTAACTCCATTAACATCTATTTTTAAGTTACTACTTTGTGGATCTGCTGCAAGTAGAGAACCTGGAGTGTTCGTTATCAGCTCCCAGTTAAGTTTATTTGGTGGTACTTCTGTTGTAGTAGTTGAAGTAGATGTTGAAGTACTTGTAGTGGTTGACGTACTAGAACTAGTTGTTGTAGTTGTAGTAGGACAGTTAGTAGGAATATCTACACAGTTAGTACATACACCTGTAGAACAAACTCTAACAGTAGAGGTGCCTGCAGGAGCTGCTACTACGTATCCAGCAATTAAACTTGCTGCAGGTACTTGTGTATCAAAAGCTGCTGTATAGCCATCTACATTTGAAAATAAATCAAATGGTCCTGCTTGTCCGTCTATTGTTAATGTTATCTCTATTAAAGCCATAATTATACTGTTGTGGTTGTTGTTGTTGTTGGTTGTTGTAATATAATATCAAAACTATTCTCACATAGTGAATCTGATGCCACTTTGATTGTAGTAGTAAAATCAGGAACTACCGTACTAGTGTATCCTGCTAATAAACTAGCTTTACTTATACTAGTTTCAAAAGCAGCAGTGAACCCATCCACATCTGAGAACAGATTGAAGGGTCCAGTGTTGTTTCCTGCAGTGGTTAGTTTTATAAATGCTTCCATATTATGGGCAACAAGTACTTAATGTATTATTTATATCAATTATGTTTTGTTTCATTAATGCAATCTCTTGTGTGTTTGTAAGTTGTTGATTCTTCAATGTACAAAGAAGTTCATCAATTTTAGATAAAGCAACGTTTAAATCATCGCAAGGTTGAACATTAGAACAAGGTAATATCGGTCCATTGTATGTAATAGATTTAGAAAAATGTACTCCAGTTTCACATGGATCACACGTTACAGTGCTGGAACATCCGCAAGGAGTGTTCACAACTACATCAGTACAACAAGGATTAGTAGGTAAGTATGCCATTGTTTTAGTGTTAAGGTAAATAAATTATATAATATGCTCCAATTCCAGGTTGGAAATTATCGTGAGATAAACCTCCACCAGTAGCGTTAATAGTAAGAGTGTGGGAATGATCTCCTCCCTCTTCAGTGTATGCTGCCTGTATACCTCCATTACCAGCAACACCACTATCCATTGTTCTTCTACCACCTTCTCCTCTTCCTCCAGGATTAGAGTAATCAGTGTAAACAGTAGCTCCTCCTTGTCCCATTACACCTGGTTTAACTAACATCTGGTGAGTATGAGTTACAGGATCAGGAGCTCCTACTGTACCTGTATGAGTATGAGATGGGATCTGTGTTGTTAATAATGTTACTTGGTTAACTCCATTAAGATCATTTAAATTGTATGTAGGATTACCCACTATAGCAGGGTCTACTTGTACATCCATTGATACTCCAGGCATATCTGTTGCTCCTACAGGAACTCTTCCTCTTAAGTCTGGTGTCCCATTGGATCCATTACATAAGAATATTCTATCCCATACTCCTATACCCGCACCAGATGCATCAAATGGTGTTAAGGGTCCAAAATATGGTTGAGCAGAGTATGGAACCATACTATTACTTATCAACTGTTGTTCCGGATTAGTATTTAAATAATTCTCTATGTATGTATTTATGTCAACAATTTGTACATAGTTAGTAGTAACATCAGTAATAAAAGTATTCAGTGATTGCTCAACTTCACATAACTTTACTATGGTTTGTTGTAACACATCTTGTGTACTAGTATTATCTGAAACTCCAGATACACACTCGACATTATAAGGGGTACTAGGTTGATTTCCTTCTATCTCTTCTATCTCTGTATTTAAATCACAGATAACTTTAATTATAGCTGTTAGATAGTTATTTAATGATAGAGGATTACAATCATCTAGATAAGCCTGTACTTCAGGACATATATCTGATGGTGGGACAACAGGATGTATTCCTGTGCCATCAAGTGTAGAACCTAAAAAGGTAATAAGTGCTTGCTCTACATAAGATAGAGAATCACCATTCTTTATTCCCATTATAGGAACGTCTACACCTGTATATTTAACGCACTTGTCTGAAGTAATTTCAGTACAGCCGTTATAACAGTTTGAGCAATTTTGTGTTGACATAATTTTATTATTTTATTTGTTCACCTTATGGTGATGTTTGACTAAATCCGATTGTTATAGTTCCACCAGTTACATTAGTTGGACTAAATGTAGTAGTAATAGGTCCTATTATACTTTGAGCTACACCTGTATCACTGTCTGAAACTAATGAAGCACCTGCCCCTACTGCTGTTTGTAATATTGTATCATCATCTCCAGGAGCTGATTTCTGATAAGACATTTCTAATTCATATACGTGACCTTCTTGGAAGAACTCAGTAGTGTAGGTTCCATCACTTGCTGTAGTAGATGTCTTCTCAAAGAACTTTCCTATATTAGAATCTGTTGTATCAGTAATACTTAAAAACTGAGCCGTACTTCCTATATCTTCCATATCTACAGTAATACTCGATGTTGAAGCAGCAGTTACAATAACTTTATATTTTATCTTTGGATCTGTTGGTGTAGCACCTATTGTTAATAAAGTTAAGGTATCTGTCTTAGAAGCATTAGCTGCTATAAAACCTGAATCCGTATCCAGTAAAGTTATACCTCCTGATACACTTCCTTTATACTGTTCATGTTCTGCATATTGTGGGTATGATGAAGGGTTGTTATCTGTAGTAAGACTTTGAGTTATCTTGTCTCCTGGACTCACTGTGAATGTTCCACTACCTGTAGGAGTACCTGCATCAAATGTTAGAGGACCTACTACTGTAACTCCGTTATTAAATATTTCAAGTGTTGTATCTCTCCAAGACTTAGTAGTACTAGGCTCTACACCTTCAAACTCCCAAGTCATTACAAAAGATGTAGTAGTAGAAGTAGTAGTGGTTGTAGGTTCAACATTTCCCTTCATTTCTAAATCCTCTGTAGCTCCTGTTTTTGTAAAGGAGAATGTAGAAACTTTTGATCCAGTTTCTAGTGATGTGTCGTTTAATAGAACAACACCATCAAGAATTCCTCTATTATTAAGATTATTTGTACCAGCCTTAGTGTTGGTTATTGTTACAGCTATAGTATCACCTGTATTACAGTCTACGAATCCAGTAGTTGGGGTTGTTGCTGTTGTAATAGATGAGGTGGCTTCAGATACACCATTTCTAGATATCTCCATACTCACAGTATCTATATCTGCAGGAGTATCAGTCTCAAGATACCAATTTAATTTAACAGTTGGAACTGCAGTAGTTGTTGTAGTGGACGTACTTGTACTTGTAGAACTACTTGTTGTTGTAGTGGTAGGTATAGGAGTGGTGGTAGTAGTAGTGGTTGGACCACAATTAGCTTCTAGTGAACCTGTAAATCCTACTTGCCAGTATTCTTCATTCTCACAATATATAATTTTCTCATCACTTGCACCATCAATAGTTATGTATGTAACACTATCAGGGTCTATCATTAATGATGATCCTACTCCTCCAGTGGTTACATATTGTTCTATTCCTAACTGATCAGCTACATCATCTATTCTACATGCGAGACCATATATAGTACCAGTAGCATCACCTGAACCAGCATAAACTAGTCCTACTATTTTAATTACTCCGTTAAAATCTGCTAATAACATAGATCCGGAATCACCACTATATATAGGGTTATAACATCCTGGAGTTTGAGAATTAGGATCTTCTTGTGTAGGTTTTACAAACTGTATAGATCTTGTAAATGTACATGGTACAGCATAATCACTATCAACACATAGAAGATTTAAATCAGCTTGTGTAGGATTTTGCATTTGATAGCATATTGGACTTACTAACTGAGGAGAAGAACTTACTCTTAGAGGACACTCAGGTTCCAATCCTTTAGCACCAGTTCTGTAACCAGCTGTATATAAAGGAGGATTTGTAGCTAATATATTATCTAACTCTTGAGTGCTTGCAAAAGGTGGAGCGTCTGGTCCCATTATAGATTCCAGTCCTACTTGTAACCAAGATGCAGTTGATGAAAAATCTTCCTGTGCTACTGAACATATAGCAGCATCCACTTGATTTACTTGTCCTGAAGCAATAGAATGTATAGGAACATATCTTAAACTTACTCCGAAGTTATTAGATGTAGGTGTACTAGGACCTTGTACATTATTATAAACTCTATTTACAGGAAATGCGTCATTTAATAAAAAGCCATTAATGTCTCTATCAGATGTAAAGAAAGCATCATTGATTGAAACGTGATTGTTTGTTAAACCAACTACACCATTAGTTTCACTATGTATTACAAAACCTCCTAGAGTTCCTACAGTTGAATCATTATTTCTACTTGATACAGCTATTCCACTTTTTAAAGGTCTTTGAGTAGCTCTATTGTCTGCATTATGTGGATTAGGATTTATATTACCACAATCACTGTCACATGTCATACGTATATTATAAGATATTTCTACGACATCAGTTTTTATTTTTAAACCATCTATATCCACTTCAGCACTCACTAACTCATCTGCTGGTATTTGAGAAATTGGTTTCTTTTCTGGAACTGCTATTTGAATAGCAAACTCTCCAGTGTCCACTCCATTAACTATCTTCTTCCCTAGCCCAATACCAGTAGCTTTAGGATACAGTTTGTGTAGCTCTAAAATCTTATCATGTACTGCTTGTGTTACTTCCATCTTATACTGATTGGTTAAAAAGGTTAAATTTAGTAAATATTGTTCTTACTCCTGGAACTGTAGTGGTTGTAGTGGTTGTTGTATTAGGATCTGTAGTAGTAGTAGTTGTACTTACTGGACTAGGTACAAAACCATCAGTTATTCTACAAGCAGGTACTGTACCAGCTCCTCCAGCTGGACATGGTTTTTCATTATTAGCAAGTAGAGTCCATGCATATGGATAGTTCCAGTCTATTTTAGCCCAAACTGCCGAACCTGCATAAAGTTCTCCGTCCACTATGGCAAGAGATGCACCAATACCACTAGGATCTATAAAATCTTCTGCTTTAGTAACTACCTCTAAAGCTCCTGTTGCTATATCATATTGAGTAACTGCAAGTTTATTTACCAAAACACCATCCTCCACAGCTACCTCTACACCTTGTAATGCTATTAATTTATTAAGTGTTACACCGTCTGGTTTATATGTTACTACTATGTCTCCAGTGTTTGTACTTGCACATGCAAATTGGAACTTCTCCTCCACTATCATTTCCTCACCGATTTCAGGGAAGGTACAGATTAAAAATCTTACATCATACCAACATGGTGCTCCTACGCTAAATTTACTTACTGTTACACCTATTTGATTATCGTTAATTACTTCAAGGTTTGGAATAAATGTATCATTATTAAAATTATCCCAGAAAGGAGGTAGTACGTACCTCTTCTCATCCCATTGTAGATTTGAAGGAACTCCGTCTGTAACAGTACAGTCGTATTTAACAAAGCACTGATCTCTAGTAGAGGGGGTAAGGCTAAAATTAGATGATGTTACAACTATATTATCTCCTATAGAAACATCACCTGAGCTGAAAGCTGTACCTGGTGGAGGTCCTACTTCTGTACATACACCTGTATCTTTATTCCAAACTAGAATTGGAGTCCAAGTAGGCTGCTCTACTGGAACATCAGGAGGACTCACACAACGTCCTGCACTTTCAGGATCAGAACAAGAAGTTGCTCCTTGTTGTATATACACCATGTTCTTACAATTAGGAGGAGGACATCCTAAGAACAGGTTCCCACCAGTTGGTGCATTCCCATATATAGTCATAGATGTATAGTTAGCAGGAGCAGTAACTTTAAACTCTCCATCTCCTTCATTATTATATGCAGTTTCAAATGGAGGATTTGCTACTCCACCGAATAATCTATTACCATTAACTTGAACGAAACATCCTGTATTTATAGAAAGTGTTGGAGTTCCACCATTAGTTTCTACATAATATACATCTCCACTTGTACCGTCTTCATTACTATTTAGAACAGAAGCTCTAATTGGAACATCGTTCATCGGTTCAGGGAACTCAATTGTAATACTAAAGTCATTACCTTGGACTATACGTGTAAAAGGCACACCCACAGATGGTGGTCGTACAAGTCCACTACATCCTATAGGTACTGGGTAAGGGTCAGTGGATTGGGCTACCCATCTTAATGCATCAACATTATTTGCTATCGTTGCTGTACATGTCATTCCAAAATATTGGAATTCCTGAGGGGTAGGATCATATACACCACCAAAATTAGGATCAGCTGGATTACCCTCTGCATCAAAGAAGAAAGGAGGGAAATATGTAAGACCACAATCAGGATTATCTAATATTTCAAATTCAACGTTAGAACAATGTGTAGCTGAACTTAACCAGTCATTAGAACTATTTACACTAGTTGTCAATGTTAAGTTATAAGGAGGTAATTGATCTATTGTGTACACCTCTAAAGTTTCTGGGTGTAATACTTGTGCTAATCCATTCACACCCCAGAAAGGTGCATCTTTTACTCCTGTATAATTATTTGTAAATTCTGGATATCCATTAAGTTGAAGTTTAATTGGTTGAATAACAACTTCACCATGCACCCAGTTAGGATCACCTGGATATGTAGGGAACACTCTTATCCAATTACCTACTTTACTAGCTTGTCCAGCTCCATCAGGTTTTAAATCATATCTATATGATAATATAAAGTGTCCTGAGTTTGTATAAGTAATATTACTTATTTTACCTGTACCACTAGTTGTCGTACCTATAGATTCAGAATTCTCAGTAGGAATATCATCTATTGTAAAATCTCCTGCAGTTGAGATGTCCAACTTAATACCATAGAATTGACCAGTTCCACCAGTACCTGCTGGTGCTCCATATTCATTACCTGTTCCAACGATAAGTGTATCATTGTCTTTTGCAGTCATGGCCCATATAGAAGTACCTCCAAGATTATATCCTTGGTATGTATCCATGTACACTGTTATTTCTCTTACATAAATCAATACAGGGACTACACCTGTAGCATCTATATCCCACTCTCTAATATACACCTTATCATTAGACTGAGAATTAGGTGCTATATCAACCACACTAGCTAACCAAACTTTATCTTCTGTAGCACATATAGGTCTTTCAATACCGTATGTCTCATTAAAGTCATTAGGAACTAATACATCCGTAGCTGTGTTTGTTTCAAAGTCATATACGCCAATTAGTCCTGGATCACCACCGTTAGTAGACCATAGACATGGTACACCAAATGGATCTGGGAAATAAGTTGTTGTGGTAGTTGTTGTAGGTGCTGGAGTGGTGGTAGTTGTTGTAGTGATGCTACAATCAATAGAACCACTAAAGTTACAGTTAAGAGTTGTAGTTGTTGTAGTAGTTGGTGCTAAAGTTGTTGTAGTAGTTGTACTTGAACTTGACGTACTAGTAGTAGTAGTTGTAGGATTAGGACATGGATTAAGAGCACATGTAGTTATTTCACATACAGTTGGTTCGTTACAGAATGGTACACAACCAGCTGTAAGACGAATAACTTTGCTAGCAATATCCTCTGTACTTACAGTGGGACAACTTTCAGCATAATGAGTATCACAAAATCTGTGTTGTAAAACACGTTTATATACTAACAATTGAGATATCTCGCTATTAGCAATAGGCTTATTCAACATAAATACAACATTGTTGTATAAGTTGTTTCCAAGCTCTGCTAATTTGCAGTCTATCTTCCTAAGTAAATCAGGAATGTTTGCACACTCCTTACAATTGGTTAGTTTGGGTGATATCATTTATCTTACTTTTTACCTTTTTCTTTCTCTAGTTTAGATCTACAAGCAGCACATAGACCGTCTTTTAATCTACATCCACATCCCACCTTAGCTCCACACGATGCACACTGTGCCATATTATCTAAAGTTTACTTTGTAGTTGTTTCCTGTACAACCACAATTTGATTTTATAAATGTATCAAGCATATTATCAGCTTGATTGTATAGTTTTAGTGCTTCTTTTTCCGCACAATTATTAGCTGCTGCTAATGATCCTTGAATAAAGAAGTTAATAGTATTTAATGTAACGTTTGATTGTTCTCTTAGAGCACTATCACATTCCATCATATTTAACTTTAAAAACGCATTGTCAAACTTCTCCTGAAGTTTATCAACACGCATTATAGTTTTTTCTACATAATTCTTATATGCAGGGGCTACAGAGTATTTCAGATAGTATATACCATCTGGAATATCTTGTTTACATCCAGCTTCAGTAATTCCTAAAGTATCGGATGCAAAGATGTTTGTCTCTAAGGGTTTAAAGGGTAAGATTTGTGTCCCAAAGCTAGGTATCTCTATCTCAATTGTAGGAGATGAAACTAATGGTGGGTCATCTGGATAGACTGACGCATCAGTAACTGCAAGTAACTTTACACTGTAACTAGGAGGAACAATAATATCTAACTGTAAATTGACTGCCATAAGGATTGATTAAAAAAAAATACCAGAGGATTGAGCGTTTAATCCTCTCACCTCTGGTATTATAGGTTAGTATTGTTTTATGTAACTCTCTTATTACGGAGCAGTTGTAGTAGTAGTTGTAGTTATACAAGTATTATTATCAACCACCGTTCCTAATCCAGCGACTAGAATAGCTTCTACATCAGCAGCAATACCACTTCCACCATCAGTGTCAGCATTAGGTACAGCTATCATAACTATGTTATCCATATGTATGTAGTCACCCCATTGGTATGCAGCTTTGTCAAACTCATTGAAGCGAATGTAATAGCTATCATAAACAACTCCATCAGATACATAAGACTCAAAGTTCTCATTGTATCCTCCCATTCTATATAGAGACTTCAAGTACCCAGCTTGGTAGCTATAGTAATTGATTTCTGCTTGCTTCCACTCAGCAGCGAGTCCTGAAGGGTAGCTAGAATTTTGGATTACAGAAGATGTAGCAACGATATTACAAGCGTCAGCAACAATAAAGTCAGCAGTTGTAGCTGGTCCTTCGTATACAAAAGAATTGAAGTACATTCTGTCATATTCAAATGGGAATGCAGCAACATCACAAGGTTGACCATATTTAGTTAATGGCTTACCATGAATTCTTAAGATTGTTCCACCAACATTTTCGAAAGTAAAGAAACTATCGAAAGAAACATTGTCTGGGTTATTACCAGGAGCTTTCTTGTTGAAAGCAACGATAAGTGAATCGATTAATGCATTAACATCAACTTCAACACATGGGTCACCACCACAATCACAACAAGGTGCTTGTACTGTTACCGAACGTGTAAATCCGTTAAAGTATAATGTATTAATGTAAGAAGAAAATGCTCTAAGTGTTACAGTTAGTATTTCACCACAAGTTACTTTGAAGTCTGTGATGTCAGTAATTTGATTAGCAGCTTGTGCACAACCGGAGGCTTTATACCACTCAGTTACGTTAGAGTTGCAAGTTGTCACAGAAGATCCTGCTCCTGGGCAACCTTTAATTTTGTCAGATCTTTTAGATCCTTGTAAGTAGGTGTTTTCTCTACCTTGGGCTACGTACCAATAGGGAGCAGCAGCTATATTTGCAGCAGTTGCAGCAGTATAGTCACTCTTAAAAAATCCTACTTGACCCGCAGTTAGGTCTTGAGTCGAACCAGAGTTAGGAACAGATGTCTGCCCTACTGGCACCACGAATAATGTGGTTAACGCGAATGTACTCATAATTTATTGTATTTAAGGGTTATATTAATATTATTCATTTGTTTGAATTCTGAATTGTGCACTTTGTACAGCAGCAGCATTCTCTGTGTACATAGCTAGATTCTGAACTGTTAAATCTACAATTTCGTCCTCTAGATATTCTTCTAGTTCACAATTAACATTTGTTGATGGCGTACCATCTAACATGATGTAACCTGCTTTGTTTATATAGACAGGATATCTCATGTACATTATGTATATCATTGTGGGGGTAAATGTACCGTCCGTATAGATACTTATATTGTTAGAAGACAATGCATTCATTGTTTCTTGATACTCAAAGCTTGGTTTATAATGATCGTTATTAAGTAATAGAGATATATCTCCATGTTTACTTAGATCTTTATTAATCCAAATCTTACGGTCTTTGCATCTTCCTTTATTAGCTAACACATAACTATCTACATAAAACATGTATTTAGGTTTGAGCTGTGTAAGGTCAGCATCCCACTGATGTAATTCTTTATTTGTTTCCACTAAAGATAGTGGCTGGTTGGTAAAATCTACAACTAGATTCTGTAAATCTTCATACCTTTTTTTAAAGGCATCAAACCCTAACTTATTAGGGATAGGAAAACCATCAACTTTTTGTTTTATCAACTTAATCTGAGCCTCATTCAAACTCAAGATTTTGTCTTCTAGTGCAATTTGTTGATGCTCATTAGTTGATAGTTTATTTAGTTTTTGGTCAATCTTGTATAATAAACTATCGACTGGTATCATATTTAACTAGTTTTATAAAAACTAGCTACTTATACCGCAGCTAGTTTCTTAGATTTCAATTTCTTTTCGAGTACTATTAGGTCATCTTGATGATCTTCATCAACTAGATACTTAACTAACTCGTCTTCATCCATCGCTACCTCATAGTCTCCTTCATATATCTTGCCACTTGGCTTAACTCTATAGATAGAATGTTGTATTGCTTGTTTAACTAAATCTTTAATATGGAGTAAATTATCTTTCATATCAGCAAATCTACTGAAAACTTCTACAGGATTTAATCCTTTAAAGGTTCCACTCTTAACTTCAGATTGTTTTAACATGTTATCAACTAAGTTATAAACAACTTCCTCTTTAGATTCATTTGTTACTGGTAATCCGAGAAGTCTTGCAACTTTTCTCTTCTTCTCCATACTCATACCATCAAATTTAATGATAGCTTTATTGATTTGTTGTTTCTTCTTATAAACTATTTGACTTTCAATCTCATCATTTACAACATAAAATTGTGTATCTGCTGGAAAATCACCTCTTTCCCATGCTTGGTATGAAGATGCAATTGTTGGATGCACTCTTAACCAGGCAAAAGAAAGCTCTTGAATAGGGACACCTAAATCATATAAGTTATCACCATCTAAGAGTTTAACAGCTTTTACATGTAAGTTGTCTTGAGTTCCTGTAGATAATCCATAGTTCCAAAACTTTGATCTTGGTCCTAAGTCTATATCACCTAAAGCATTTTGAAGTTTATCTTTCAGTGCTGTAACTCTTTCGATCTCTAACTCTTTTTCAAGTGGATCTTGAATTCTTTTAATGTAACCAGCTTCAGGATCTAAACCTGTTCTGTATTTACCATCTAACTCTTTGTAAGGATATTTAAAAACTCCTGTTCCAGGAATTCTTGTCATACCTTGTTTTGATAGACCACTTTGTAAGGTCTGCAATTGGCTGCTATTATACTCTTTTTTAATCGTAGAGATTTTTCCTAATTTACCCATAATGTAGTTTAATTAATTATTCTTTGGTTTATAATTTTAGTAGAGTGATCCAATTGAATGGGTAGAACTTAATCGTCACTCTGGGTAGAGAAAGTGGTCCCCTCTGAGGAGGGACAGTGTGGGTGAGGGGACACTTCTCTGAGAAAGGTGAATTGAATCACCTGATTCTTCTTTTTTTAGAACTGTGGTATTTCCTCAATAAGTACAGTTCTTGATAAATCCTCGATGAATACATCACAACGATCTTTCATCCAGATTTCGTATCCTGGGAATTTATTAGCAGACTGCATTCCCTGAGACTTCGCAAAGCCTAAGTGAGAACGAGTTCCATCAATATAACCCCAAGTCATAGAAGGAGCACCCTTCATACGAACTTCACGGATGTTGTTTACCATTGCACCATCAGATAATGGAGAAACATCAAACACCATAAATACAGGTGTAGACTTCATGTTTTGTCCAAATTCTAAATTAGTTTGTGGTAAATCAAGTTCTTTTAAGTGAATTAATTCAACACGACCTGTTTCTCTCGTAACCATTGCATCGAAAGCAAAGTTATAAGTGATGTTTTGTCCTTCACCTTGTAGATATCTGTTTCCAGAATCTGCAACGAAAGTAAGACCTGAATTAAGTGCATCATCTTTAAGAGCTTGTTGGAATACATCGAATCCAGCCTCATTAGTATACATCTTAACTCTACGATCTTTAACATCGACTCTACGATAGAATAGATCACCGAAAACCGCACGTATTAAGTTAGCAGAGAATTCACCTCTGTTATACTGTACTAAGTTTCCGTTGTTTCTCATTCTGTGGTATACACCAGCAGAAGTTCTTTTTAAGTTTTGTTGAGAACCATTAGTTTTAACAGTACCTGGAGAAGCCCAGATCATTCTTTTAACTTTTAGTTCTAACATAGATTTACGCATCCAGAACTCAATAAATGGTTCCCACTTAACGTCTTCTCTTCTTAAAGGAAGTTGATTACGTCTTTGTGGAGCATATACTAAGATATCTAGTGGCTTACCAGAAGCATCACGTAACATTTTGTCATCAGCCCATTCCGTAATTTTGTGCTCATATCCATATGCAGAACCTAATGATTCAAACATAGTGATTTCTTCACCTAATTTAGGAAGACCTAATAAGTCTTGATCAAATTCACCAATAGCAGCGTCAACTAATTCTAGTTCAATTCCTTGTACTAAGAATGTAGGATTAACGAAGTCTACAATTGGGTTATCACTTACTAACGTAAATTTATAAATCCATCCCATGTTCCATGGTTGTGGATCTTTAATTACGTAGAAACGTGGTCCATACTGACGTGTTCCAACTGAAATGATAGCGTTCTTAGAGAACTCGTTAGAACTTAAGATAAGTTCAAACTCTTGACCATCAATACCAACTTTACCACCACCATCGATTACATCTTGGGTAGATTTTGGAATGTCAACAATTTTAGGGAATTTGTATGGTACTGCAATATTCCATTTCCAAGCATCACTGTTTGTGTCGATGAAATATGGCGTACTCTTATTAATCATGTCTAGGAAGTCATTGCTATACAATGAAGATTGAGTGTACAGACTAATAATTTTCTTATCATAGTCTGCAGGCTCTGTAGAGTGAAAAGACTCTAAGTGGTTTGCATCAGTCAGCTTACCTACAGCTCGTGCATCCATAGACGCCACACGTGCATAAGTAAAGCCAGTTAAACCTGGGATTGTTTGAATTGCCATTTTATTCGTTTTTTATTATTAATTAAAATTTACAAGAACCATGAATTAGGTTTCTTATTGTTACTACTAGGTTTTTTAGAAGCAACGGTTTTAGCTTTAGTAACTTGTCTTGCAACTTCTCCAAATAACTGGTTAGATTTTTTAGTCACACCTGCTCTTTGTATCGTAGATAATGATGGATCTTTTTCTAACATCTTAAGGAGTAATCCCACTTTTACTTTTAATTCATGATTCTCTGGTCTTTTCAAATCTAAGATAGAACGATCAAAATCGGTTAGGGTTTCTCCACTAGGTGTTTTCCATTTATCCACTAGTAAGAAGTCTTGTAGTTCGTTTGCTAAATTAGAGTTGATAGGTATTCCATCGAACTCTTTTTCTTTTACTTTATCTGAAAGTATAGTCTGAACATTAGTTTGATATTGTTGCTTAATAGCATTCTTTTGTTGTAACTCTTGTTGAGACTGGGCTTCTAGTTGTTGAAGCTTCTTAGCTTCTTTTTTTACCAACACCTTATGATGTCTGGTAGATACGGCTTCTAGATCTCCATAACTTTTTAATCTTTCAACCTCTTTATCTATGTCTTCTGCTTCAAATCCTTGATCACTAAGTGCTTGTTTCATCACTTGTTTCTGATTAGTTTCTTTGGATAAGTCCATTTCGGTAAAGTTTACAATGTTATTGTAAGTTCCGAAATATTGTTGTGGGTTAACACCCTTTACAAAGATGGATTCAAATGCTTGTTGATAATCTTCACCAAACTGACCTATGAATTGTTGTACTAAATCCTGTGCACCTTTTTTCTTTTCAGATTCAAATCTTGCTAAGAAATCCTCAGGAGTTGAAATGGATACTTCCTCTTCACCTTCCTTATTAAATACACCTAGATTGAATAGATCATTAGCTAGAGCTTCGAAGTTAGGAGTACCTGTTTCAGTTTCTTCTTCTTCTACCACCTCATCTAAAACATCTTTAGACTCTGGTTCAGCAGCTTTTTCTTCTACCACCTGTTCCTCTTCAGTTTCTGCATCTGGATCATCACTTAAAAAGTCAGCAATTAGAGATTCTCCAGTTTGCTTTTCTTCTTCAGTCTTTCCGTCTACACTTTTAGGAGGAATAATTTCTTTCCCTTTAGGAGTTTTCTTTTCAGGGATCGTATCCTCTACTTCCGAGATTATAGGTTCTACAGCTTCAGGATCTGCTTGAGCAGTTTCTGGAGCCATTAAATCGTTTAGTAATTGAGTATCACCAGCACCACCAACATTCATGGTGTCCTGGATGCCAAAATTACCTTGTGGCTGTAAATTATCAGACATATGTAGTTATTTTTTATTAAAAATTGGTTTTTATTCCGTATTTGACTGTAAATTTAAACCAGTCATTTTAATTTACAAAACTTTATTTATATATTTTTGTAAATAGTTGAGATAATATAGCATTAATATTTTCTTCTCTATAATGAAGATAATTATTTAATCCTTTTTTCTTCCTTTAGCATTCATTTTAGCGACAGCTAAATCATTATCCATATTTTCACGAGCTAATTTTATTTTATCTCTTTCAATTTGTAACTTTTGAGAAGCAACAGTATTTCTACCTTGTATCTCTGCCATCTTTCCTTGATAAGCTTTATTAGCTTTATTTGTTTCAGCTTCTAGTCTAGACATCTCTACAATATCAGGAACACCAGAACCATCATCATCAGCCCCTACTATTGCAGGACCTTTAGCCATTGCATTGATAAGAGCAACTTCTTTCTTGTTTACTCTGTCAAGTTCATTTTGTCTATCGGAGTTAATCTGATCTTCCATCTTCATTTGCTTAGCTTGCTCTAAGGCTGCTTGAGCTTGCTGTTGTTGAGCCTGTTGTGCTTGCTGTTGCAATTGAAGTTGCTGTTGTTGTTGAGCATCCATCTTATCTCTGAGGTCTTTAAAGGTCTTCTTCATCTCTCTCATCGACTTGGTGCTATATAATTCGATTACATCATAAAGTGTACCACCATTTTGAATAACAGCTTGAGATAATTGTCTAAGTTCATTAAACATTTGAGTGTCTTCAGGTCTATTAGTTAAGAACACTTGAAGATCACGTAATGATAAGTCATTACCATTAACTTGTACAAATGCAGACTCACCTTCGCTAGTTATGTAAGATAAAGTAGATTGTGGTTTTGAACTCTCTATATATAGTGAAGCATCTACAATTGCTTGATATAACTGCCCTTGTACATACTCGTGAGCAACAAATAGAGGCTCTGTCTGAGAGTAACTCTGTTGCATTGCTGTTCTTGTACCTGTTGCTGTTTCTGATGCAGCTATAGATCCCATACGTTGTTTCGACATACCGATAAGTTCCCAACATTCTACTTTCATTTGTTGTGCTAGGGTATATCTGGACTGTATTTCCTGAGTACGTGTAAGATCTAGTGATGTAAACTGATTAAATGAGCTTGGAGCTTTTAAATTCTCTGGGCTATCATCTACAAACACTACACCTCGATTTCTCGCTTCCATCTCCCACATCTCGAGTGCATCTTGTGCATCTCCATCTTTAGGTATAGGAATATGACGTAGTGACATAAGTTGTACCTTACCCATTTCCTTTTCTAGCAGTTTATATAACTGATTCATACAAACATTGTAAATAACCTGGAAAGGTTTCATTAAGTCTACTAAAGATTTAGCTTCTGTATTCTTTTGCTCATAAACTGTACCTATGATAGGACAGTAGTCTAATAGTTTATAAGGTTTAACATGATAAATGTCTGCACCTATTTTAATTCCTTGGTACCATTGATTAACCCATCCCCATTCTAGTGAGATTTGTGTAGGCATCATTCCATTTTTATAATTCTCATCTACTAGCGTGGATTGTTCCATACCCATATCGTCAAGATAGATAAGTCTACCTATCTTCTTTTTAGAAATCCAATATGCTCTTACAACTACATACTTGTAACCAAATGCAGAAACATTATTAGTTAGGCCAAGAAAGTCTCTTAATCCATCATCATTCTCCTTCATCTCAGACTCAATAATCATACGTGTCTGTAATACAAGAGGATCATAAGTATCGTATGTAATAGAATCAATACCTGGTGTAACATCAGGATTAGTTAAATTAGATTCCGAAACATTTAATAGTCCATAGTTTTCTAAAGAGGATCTTAAGTGATCAATCTCTTCTTTAGTTAATTCAGGAACTGCTTCAATTATTTCTGATAACTCCATCACTTCTACTGTACCTGCAGCATAAGATCCTTGCTTTCTTCCTGTAGGATCTGATATATATTTCTTATTAGGAGTAGTTAGATACCATGTGTTTCGTGGATTAGTTACCTCGATATTGTATCCTAATTTAGAGTTATCTTCATATATATGATAAAACTGTCTAGCAGAAATAAGTAAATCTCTAAATGCTTCTTCGGACTTTTCTTTTAAATTAAAGTCAGCTTTTTGTGCAGTTAAGACATGATTAGCCCATTTCTCTGCAACAGATGTATAACTATCTAGTTCATCTTTTACTTGATCGAATGTAAGTTTCTCTAAGTCTTCTTGATTTATTTCTTCTCCAGCTATTGCTGCTTTTGCTGCTATCTGGTTTTTTACTTTACTTACTACGTAGTTTTGTAGTGTATCTGTTTTAAACTGTAACTCTTCTGCTTGACTATCATCATCAAAAGCTTTTACTCTAAATGAATCTGGACGTTTAGATATCTCTCCTACTAACTCATTAACTGGTGTAGTTACAATAGAATACATTTTTACGTATGCAGGTAGGTCTGCATCTGATACTAACTGATCAGTAAAGCTTCTTACTTCTGGTTCTTGATAGAAATCTTCTCTACGTAAGATTCCTTTCATTAAATCATAGTTCTTTACAAATGTGTCCCTGTTTCTTATATACATTGCATATGCTTGATTTGCAAAGTAGTCCATTGTGTTTTTAACCCAACTGTCATCTTGCTTTTGCTTCGCAGTTTTAAACTGATCAGGAAAGATGTTTAAGTATGCGTACTTAACTGTTGAATCGTTTGAATATCTTATAATTGCCATTATGAAAAAAGTTTATTTCTTTTTCTTCCAAAGAGTCCTCTTGACTCTGTGAATAGAATGTTTTTTTTATTTTGTTTACGAAAGGATGAAAATCTTTCATCTTCCTTATCACCAACTCTACCTATCATTGGATCTAGTTTCATTGCTAACCCAATAGCTAATTCAGCTGCAATAATACGGTCAAAGTTACCTGACTCATTGTACTGTATCATTTCTTCTAGTAATACAGGATCTAATATTTTAGACATCCCTTTTACTTCAGATACGATTTCTCCTTCTTCATTGGTTTCAGTGTGTACTACTTCTTCAGTATATTTCTTTAAACAACTGTGCAAGAAGTCTCTTATCTTTTCCGAAGATCTATGTATACCATAATCACGTCTCACTGTAGTGTTTGGTACAATCTCCTTCAACCATTGAGGTTGCTTTTCTAGATAATGAGCATCTCCTTTATTAATCATATAGTCAATAAAAGATATCTCATCGTTTTCACATAATGCTCTTGCATTATAGTACTTTATTAGGTATCTAGCCTGCTCTTCCCAAGTTTCTTTCTTGTCTGGACGTGCACAATAACTTGCAACGAACATATCTTGGTACTTTTCCCCAGATATTGCATGCATACGTTTATATATGTATACAGACCCTAATGAGGAGCTATATGCTGATTTACCCTGTCTATAAGGGTCAATACCTGCAACATATAAGCCATATGGAGGGTTTTCTATAGGAAACTCATATATAACCACCGGTGCATCCTTCATATCAGTTTGCTTTAGTGGAAAATTAGTTATAGCTATCTTATCGGTAAAGTCATGCTTTACACCTTCCCCATCATCATACAATATAACAGGTGTTCCTGTTTTCTCTTGTTCAGATATTCTATACTTCTGACGTTTAGCTGCTTCTATATCAAATATGTTTGTATCCTCATTTAAGAATATATCATCTACATCTTGTGGATAATACATTTTTTCTTTGAGATATGCAACTCTATCACCAGCTTTTTTTAATCTTTCTAGTATTTCGTTTGTAATTGTTGTGGCTTTCTCTTCATCCGATACTAACATAGGTATCTTGTGAAGTATGGAATCTTTTTTCTTGTGTAAAAAAGAACCCAACGTGGACTCTTCTTTTGCCTCCATTCTATACTTATGAGAAATGAATAATCCGTGGATTCTTTTTTCGTCTTTTGCATTGTTGTATGTTAGAAAATTAAAATTATCTACATCAAACATTAAAGACTTTGCATCCATAAACATCTTCATGTCTCCACCTGTACCAGTTAATATTGGACTACACCCCCATCCAAATGGTGTGGTGAATCCTGGTATTGCAGCTTGTAATCCACGTAGAAAGTTACCTTTACCTATCTCATCAATGATCAGCCTTCTAGGTTTTGTACCTGCAATAGCTTCTTCATTATTACCTCCATCTAAATTACGAATGAGGATTTGTGAGAAAGGTATTCTTGTTCCACCTTTAGTTTTTATACCTAAGGTGACTTGGTTTTTCCAGTTATCTTCTACTCTCTGCCATCTCCATTCTTTAGGTAGAAAGTTTAGACCTTTATCTATTTTGTCTGTAATAAGTTTTATATCAGGTGCATTCAAACCTGCTATAATATTCTGTGAGTTTTCATCAAATGTAGCACCATGACCAATGTAACTGGCTTCTATTACAGACTTTGCAAAACGTCTAATACCTAATATAACTAGACCTTTCTTTTCTTTATGAGCTCTGTCTATCTCATTGGTTACTAACCATTCATTATCACGAAGTAATGGATTAGCATATTTCTGATTGATTCTACCATACTCATCTATAGTATCTACTTCTGTGTGCCAGAAGTTTAGATGCCAATATAAGAATGGATTGATATATGCTCCATCTACTACACATCCATTCATGCACACTTCTTTATGGAAATCAAAGAACTCTTTATGTTCTTTTGATTCTTTGTCTGGAATACGTTTTTGATTTATAAACCATTCAGAGTATTGTAAGTTTTTGTAGTCCATACTTACCCTCTACTTTTTAAAAAGTCTTCAGCCATACTACCTAATGCTGCCCCACCTCTAGTTTCCACCTTCTTGACTTCTCTCTCACGTAAACTATCAACTTGACCCAGTAGGGCTAAGTAGTTTTTCATAGTATCTTGAATAAACTTACCCTGAGATTCAATAGATGCTACCACCATAGGTATAGATCCACCATTAGCAGTTTGTTTATACTCTATTCTATCTTTCAGTGCAGGGAGAGGATTAGCATCTACATAGGCTTTCCATTGAACCAATTGTCCTTCGGCCCAGTCTAACTCTGCGTTTATGTATGTAGTTTTCTTTACTGCCATGCAGTTGTTATTTACCTATTGATAATCCATCCTTGATAATCTTATCAACTTCAAAGTTATCATCTTCCACTTCCACTATATCTAGTTTAGCTTGATAATTACTTAGTAATTGATGAAACTTTTTATCTGTTATAGACCATACATCTTCTCCATCTAAGGCTGTAGCTATATGTTTGCCTATATTCATCTTAGGATGAAGTTCCTTTAGGTGTTTTATTATGTTTATTATTTTAGTTATGTACATTGGTTTATTTGATTAAATCATTTATATCCTCATCAGATATAGGAGGAAACTCTTCCTCATAGTCTTGTTCGGTTACCAGATACTCTGGATCTGTATCATTCAGGTCAGTTGTATAATACTCCGGTTTTACTTCAATTTTAATCACGTCTTCTTTACCCTCTTCAGCCTGATGTCCCATTATATCAATGAAATCTGCTCCATCATCATAGATCTTTTTAAGCATATCTATCAATCCTATGATGGACACCTTTCTTAAACCTTTAAATTTCTTTTCTTCACTCATAACTTATGGTCTTCAATTACATCTTGTTGTGCATCTGTTAACACAGCTGTCCATTTATTGATTGGACATGTGCAAGATAAGCATTTTGTTTTAGCTGACAAAGTACATCCACAACTAACACAATGTGCATCTGGTCTAGCAGTCTTATGTTTACTAGAATGATTAGGACATGCGTCACATATAGACATCCTTTCTGCACTAACTAGTTCTATCTGCTCCACCATATCAGCATCAGGGAGTAGCTTATTTTTCCATCCTTCGTAGATTTGACCTACGTTTATCTTTAGATTTTTGTACATTCTTGTGACTCTTCAGTGTCTTCATCCAAGCTTTAACTTGTTCTATGTTTTGCTTCGGACTGTTATTCGACATTTACTTTTGGTTTTATTGAGTTCAAAGTTAGGTTGAGATTACTCAGCTTGCTCTTGATTACATCCAACTTCTTGGTTGGTAATGTATTCTCGGCTAGTTGCTGTTCGTAGTTCTTTTTTATTTTTTCTAGCTTTTCTATTCTCTTAACGGCCTTGGATGAATTAAAAACAAATTTTCCAAACCCAGAAATTTCTATACTGTTCTGAGTCTTAGTGGCATCTTCAGCAGAATTGAACTGGTGTGTTATCACTTGATCAATCACTCTCTCACTCACCACCATCCCTATCGCCATCTTCTTCACTATATGTTCCCTTAGGCTCATTTGCTTCTTGTCTATCTTCTTCATGCTGTAATTGTATAAACAGGTTAATATGTTTCTCAAAGTCCAACACTATCACCGGATTAACCTTCACCTTACTATCTTCTTTGATAAATACACCCACTTTCTTAAGCTTACTCACAATATTATTGATCGTAGCTGTTGTAGTGTTATACTTCTCACAAAACTCTGCTCTAGCGTTAGCATAAGTGATGGTACCTTTGATTGACGTGTATGCCACCAATTGTATCTCTCTTTCAGTGAGCTTTAGATTGTTTAATGCAGATAGTATGGAATAGTACTGTTGAGCAAGTTCATACTTGTCATCATAGCTTTTTGCTAGTTTCTGTATTACTTTTGATTTTTGTGCTTCCATTATTTAGTTATATTGGCTTTACTATATGCAAATATATAAAAAAAATAAATGACTTATCAAAATAATCTTTGTATAAAAGCTATATTATGTCTGAACATTCATTGTTTTACTGGTTACAAGGAACCTAAATAAGTTATATACTTATGATTTAATATCCCACCCACCCACCAAAGGTATAACATTCTACCCCAAACTTCCAAATTTTTAACTACCCTTTTTTCAAAACCACCCCCCCCATCGTGTGTGTACTGAAGGAGACCCCTACCATTTGAAACCCCACAAAAAAACTGCGTGGTGGGGGTAGTCCCCCTTTGACAAAACACGCTTAACTTAAATTATTTAATCCAATGGATAATACTAAAAAAGCCCAAGCAGGGGTTAATCTGCTAACAGACCCAAGTATCTGGTCAAGCGTTGATACTAACGACAGAGTTGAATTAGGAACTGTTTACCAAGGGGTAGGCAAGGACGGCTGGATAGAGCTATCTAAAGCTAATATGCAAAAGAGCACCAAGATAGACCCTATCACAGGTCTTGAAGTTCAGAACCGTTGTGTTGTGTTCTTGTACAAGAATGAAGATGAGAGAGCTATGGTTTACTGCTCACCTGCAGTGAGTGAAGGTCTTAGGAATAAGACTATCAGCATTCCACAGCTTTACAACTTCAACCTTTACGAAGCGTTCACACAGAAAGGGGAGCAATTCCTGCAAATTCAAATGCCAACAGGCGGTCAGAGAATTGCATTCAAGGCAAGCGAATACGCTAATGCTAATGCTACCTTTGAGCAAGAAGTTGTTGACCCTTCTACTTTGGTTGCGTTCTAATAGCAAACCTTTAGCATATCAGGGGACTTCGGTCCCTTGTGTTGCTATATATAGGGTGGGAGTACAGGGTTGGGCATATATGGTGCAAAGTTAGGTGTATTGTAACTGTTTTACGTGTAAACTTAAACAGTAG